TAAAACCCCCCCCCCCCCCATTTTCCAGTCCGTAAAATAAAATAATTTAAAATAGTTGTGGACAACTTAGACCACACTCTGATAGATTCTGATTATGAAAGCGACCATCGAATACAATTCAAAAGGCGGATTCAGGTTCAACCAAAGCGAGCCGCTGCCGATTGGAAAATACTTCATGCACTTGGGCCAGCGCGTGAAGCTGGTTGGCGCAGGCATGGCCGGAATGCCGGAAGTCGAAAGCATCGACGGCCACACAAATCTGGCGATGCCGCATGAATTAACCCCCTGCGAATAATGACCTGCAAACGCTGCAACGGAACCGGAAAAGAGCCGAACCAGAAATCAATCGGAGCGCACATGCGAAAACACCGAGAACAAGCTGGCATCGGACTGCGCGAGATGGCGGCTAAAATGAAAACAGATTTCGGATTCCTGAGCCGCCTCGAACTCGGCAAACGCACATGGAGTCCTGAAATCAAGAAATCCTTTTTGGAGAATTTAAAATGAAGAATCCAACCAAGTCCTTAATGGAAGATTTGCTCTATATAGCCGACAGGCTTAACTGGAACAGCGATGTTGGCAGGAAGCAGGCGCAGGAGCGCATGGACGAAATCCACGCTGGAAAATATAAAGATAAATCAGGCTGGTATGTCCAGTGCAAGGCCGCCATTGAAAAACTTTAACCCACCAAACCAAAACACCATGAACATTATTGAAATTGGAAAACTGAAACGTGAAGTATATATCATTGGAGGCGTTCAACTGGCGTATAGAGAAATCGACGAACGCCACGGACAAAAGCCTTTGTTCGCCTGCCACAACCACGCTGGCGACGTTGAAATCTTAGACAAAGACAGCAACGTGATTGCGACAATCCCCAAAAACCTCCGCGCGCAATTCGCGGCCATGCTGTTGATGGAGGTTGAGCCGGAGCAAAAACCAAAATGGTGCGTGGCTAATCCAGAGCCGGACGACGCAGTTAGCACGGAAGGAGTTCGCGCATGAAATACACAGCACCACAACAAATTCAGCGGGCCATCATGTTGTCCAAGAAGCCCGACCTTGAAATCACACCCAAAAACGTGGATGCGTTATGGGAACAGGAAAACGAAGATTGGGGATTGCAAGACGAGTCCGAGGAATACCGCTGCGGCGGCGTTGAAAGCAACGTGACGCCGGAATACAGTCGCAACTACGAGGCTAAGTCAAGAGCCGCTAAAATGGATGACGGCTCTTGGGTTGGATGGACTTATTGGTATGGCGGCGGAAAGCATGGAAATCCAGAAGAAATTGAATGGATTTGTGACGCCTACTATCTCGACTGCAAGGAGAATGAGAAAACCATCATTGAGCGCACGTTCACCAAGATTCCATGAAACTCTCCTCCCAAAAACTAATCGCCGCGTTGAACACGTTGAAACAGGTGGCGACGGGGAATCATAATGTGATTCAATGCGATGTTGAATGTGGATTAGCAACCCTTCGAGCATCCAACAGTTTTGAATCAATGGAGCTAACATTTGAGGCTAAAGGCGAGGATTCGTTAAGTGCCAACATCTCCATCAATCAAATCCTCGGCACACTCTGGAACTCCGATGAAACCGTGGAGCTAAAACTGGACGGCTCGTTTCTGATATTCAAACCAAGAGCTGATTCAACCTGCCGAATCCCCGTGATGCCCGAAAACATAATGCAGCCAATGCTATCCAGTGATGGCATGGTTAAACAGGGCGTGGATTGCTTGGGACTTAGCGTGGCAATGGCGACGGTTAGCTTCTGCGCCTCGAATGACAAAGAACGCCCAATCCTTAACTCGGTTCACGTCACCGCGTCGGAGAAACTGCTGTCGGTCGAATCCACCAACGGACGCGACGGGGCATTTCTGGATTACCCGCTTATCTGCGCGGGCTTTGAAATCCTTGTGCCCAAAGAATGCCAGAAGAATCTTTCAGATTTTCTGGCCGAAGATGGAGCCGTGTTTTCATCAAACGCGCGAATGGTATCTGTTGAGTGTGGTTCTGGAAAATACACCTGCAAGCAAATTGATGGAAAATTCCCGTCAACCAAGTTCATCAAGGACATGGTAAAGAAACCTGTTGGTGACATTTCGGCTGACGATTTTCTGGTCAGACTTAAAACCGCGCATGTGATGAATCCAGCAACCCAAACCGAAATGCCGGTTCTGGCGTCGTTCACAAATGATTCACTGGATTTGGACACCGATTCATACACGGGCAAAATCGCCGGTGCATTTAAAGAGTTCCAGTTGAAGATTAACGGAATGGCCATCCAGAAATGCCTTGGCGCATTTAAAGGCCAGACCGTTAAGATTTCAACCGATGACGACAGAAACAAAATCATCATGCAATCCGGCAATCTAACGGTGGTCAGCATGGGGTTGTTGAAATGAATCCAGAAGATTTTAAAATTGATTCAAGCACACGCAGGTTTCTCCTTTCAAAATTAAAGCAGAATACCAAATGGCTGCGCGAGAATGACCCAAGCAAAAATAGCGATAGGATGCAGGGTGCCAAATACGCATTACATCCAATGCGCAAAATTTATTAAAAAACTAAAAACAAACAAAACACTATGACCCTAAACGAACTGGCTAAAACAGTCCATGAAGCGAACACTAAGTGGTGGATTTCAATCGAAGATGGAACTCCATTGAAACGAAACAAAGGCGAGTTGATTGCCTTGATGCACTCAGAATTGTCAGAGTGCGGCGACGGTGAGGCGCTGGATTTATTTGATGATAAGTTGCCCGACCGTAAAATGGGCGAAGTGGAAATCATTGACTTCATCATCAGGACGCTCGACTACGCCGCTGGCTTTGGTTACAGTCTTGGCGACGAGGGGTTTGAAAACCTGAACTCGTTCGCATTCGATGTAATGCACCTAGCGCGCTGGTCGGGCGAACAGATTGCGGTTTCAAATCGCGGAATCGAATACCTCCACTCCAAAACCAGCGAGCTTCTGGAGGCCGAGCGTAAATCCAAAGGCGATGATGTGATTCAGATGCGCATTATCACCATGCTCGTCACAGCGGCTCAATACGCGCGCCTAAAGCGTTACGACTTGCAGGGAGCCTTCGACGCCAAACAAGCGTATAATAGCGTCAGAATCGACCACACCCACGAGGCCCGAAAGATTGCGGGAGGGAAACAGTTTTAAATTGACGGACGGAAGGGATTGGGTAGAGTTAAGACGTTGGTGAGAGCCAACCGGAATTAGAACCTCCGAAAATTGAAATAATGCTCCGAAAATTAACATCGCCGTCTTGCACCACCTGTGCCATTGGGTTTCACAAGTCGCCTCGCGGCTTGGATTTTCCCGGTTCTACGCAGGCGCAGGGCGGCGAAATTAGTGTTTGGAGGACTCCATGACAACCGAAGAAGCAATCGCCCGTTCAAAAAAAGTGGACGCAGCACGAATCGAATTTAAAACGTGCTGGGACAACACAATAATCCCAAGACTGACAACATTTTCAGCGGACTTGGATGGAAGGCAATTAAAGCGGGTTTACGACCTGTGCTGGCTCGCATTCAAGGACGGAAAGGGGCTTGGATTATGAATAACGCAAGATATTGGCAAACTCGAAGCATGGGGGCGGAAGAAATCTGGGTTCTTGAGTGGAGCTTCAAACAAAAAATGTTCCACATCGACACGATGATGGAAATGGTTTTAAGAAACCATGAAGCATTTGAGGAGAATCGAGAGGATGAATACCTTCCCATAGCGTTTTTCAGAAAACATGAGGAAGCCAGCAAATACGCAGATGAATTACTAAAGCAGGAGCTTGAATCTGCCAAGGGCATCGTTAAAAAATCAGACGCCTTGTGGTCGGGTGACTTCGAGAACCTTTAACCCGCCTAAAAATGAAGCGATTTACAGAAACGCAAAAATGGGCAGACCCTTGGTATAGAAAACTGTCCCCACCCGCAAAGCTGCTTTGGCAATGGCTTACCGATAACTGCGACAACGCCGGAGTCATTGACCCTGACTTTGAATTAGCTCAGTTCCAGATAGGGTTACCAATGGGTATAGATACCCTATCTGAATTAGGGGAGCGCGTTGAAAAACTAGAGTGTGGAAAATACTTCATTCCGAAGTTCATTGGATTCCAGTATGGTGAGCTTTCTTCCGAATGTAAGGCCCACAACCCAGTCTTTGCCAGCTTGGAAAAGCATGGTCTTAATGGGTATCCAAAGGGTATCCATAGACACCAAGAAAAGGAAAAGGATAAAGACAAGGTAAAGGAAACGGAAAAGCCTCGCCCAACACTGGACGATGTTAAGGCCCATTGCGCAAAAAACGATGTGCCTGAATCAGACGCGGTTTGGTTCTGGAACAAATGTGAGGCGAATGGATGGACGAATGGTGGTCGCAAAATAAAAAGCTGGACTCACACTATTGCGTCTTGGAAGTCCGCAAACTATCTACCAAGCCAAAAAAACGGGGCTGTGAAAATGGTGCCTGCAAAAAAGACCGATGCTGAACTTCTTTCTGAATCCCTATGAGTGACCAGCTTCCACCAAACAATCCAGAGGCAGAGATGGCGGTTTTGTCCTGCGTTCTGAAATCTCCGGTCGATGCAATGATTCGATTGTCCCATGTGCTTAATAAAAACCACTTTTACACTGTAAAGCATCAAGTCTTGTGGATGTGCTTCATGGAGAAATACGCCGCCAACGAGCCGATTGACACAATAACAGTTTTAAACCTGCTTCGTGAGCAGGGGAATTTGGCTGGCGTCGGTGGACTTGATTGGCTTAATGAGGTTGAGGATTTTGCGCCAAGCTACGCAAACCTTGAATCACACATCGACGAACTGATTGAGGATTATTCTCGCCGCAAGCTTCTTGTGGCTTGCCAGCACATAACAAAAGGCTCAATGGAGCGCAGGCCGGTTAAAGAGTTGTTGTCTGAATCAGAGTCTATGATTCAACATGGTAGGATTGAAATTGATAAATCAATCACAGCCTTGCAGGGCGCGGACAGGATGTTGGACGACTTACAGAGAAGGTTTGACCTAAAAGGAAAGCTTGCTGGATTGGACACAGGATTCTGGCGATTTAACAGCATGACAGAAGGCTTGCAGTTCGGAGAACAGTCGCTAATCGCCGCAAGGCCATCAATGGGAAAGACCGCAATCGGTTTGAACATTTTTCAAAATGTTGCCATGAGCGAAAAAATTCCATCGCTTTTTATATCACTTGAGATGTCGGTTCCGGCATTGATGCGACGGCTGCTTTCCAGCTACCACTCGATGCCTATGGGCGTTATACGAAAAGGCTCTTACAGTGAATACGATTTTTCAAAGTTCGCAACATTCAGGGAGTTTGTTTCAAAGTGCCCACTTCACATAATTGACGGAGCCGCAGGATTAACAATATCTGAAATCGCAGGTCAGGTCAGGGCGCATGTAAAAAAATACGGAACAAGATTTGTGGTTATTGATTATCTTCAAAAAATAAAACCATCATCCAAGCAAGAGAAGCGCACTTATGAAGTCGGTGAAGTTTCAGGACAACTCAAATCATTGGCGGTGGAGACAAACGCCGCATTCCTGACTCTAGCGCAGTTAAATCGTGAATCTGAAAAGGACAAAGGCCGCGCGCCGAAACTTTCAGACTTGGCTGACAGCGGCCAGATTGAGCGTGACGCGGACATGGTGGCATTGATTCACAGAAAGCGTGATGATGCCACAGGGGAGACAAAGCTCATAATCGCAAAGCAGCGCGACGGAGAAGTTGGGATGGTCGATTTAATTTTCAACGGTAAATTCTGCCGGTTTGAAAATCCTCCAATACCGAATACGGAAAACAACTAAAACCAAACAACATTGAAGAATAAAAAACTATGATTATAAAACTCAAGCTCAACCTCGACAAAATGGACAAATCAAAACTGTTCAAAGGCAAAGGCGGCACCTATCTCGACGTGACGCTCCTCGAAAACCGTGATGGCGAGGATTCCTACGGCAACCATTTTATGGCCGTCCAAGACCTCCCCAAAGCCGACCGTGAAGCCGGTCTTAAAGGCGCAATCCTCGGCAACGCTAAAAAGTGGGAAAAAGGTTCCGCCCAGCGTCCAGAAAGTCGGCCCAAGAGCGCGCCTGCGAGTCAGTCGGACGACTCAGACCCGCCGTTTTGATTTTATGAAACACACTGACAAACAAATATCTGACTGGAACGCGTGGCACGACCTTGGGCTTTCATTGACCGATGCCCGTTGCGCTTTCGATGATGCCGCAACGCTCAAGCCGGAATCCAGCGACCAAAGATTTAAATGCTCATGTGGATTTTTTGGAACATCTAGAAACATTAGAAATCACAGAATCCAATGCGATGCGTGGCTGGCCCAATTCAGGCCGTTAGAAAATTCAAAATTATGAAACCCATCCTAATTTTAGGCGACTGCTTGGATAAAATGGCTGAAATAAAAACCAATTCAATCGACATGGTTCTTGCCGACCTCCCTTACGGAACCACGAGAAATTCTTGGGACAGCGTGATGCCGATGGATAAACTTTGGGTGGAATATAAAAGGATAATAAAACCATCTGGCGTCATCTGCCTTACATCGCAAGGGATTTTTACGGCCCATTTGATTATGAGTAACGTAACTCTGTTCAAATATAAAATCGTGTGGGAAAAGTCCAAGGCCACAAACTTTCTTAATGCCAAGAAACAGCCATTGCGAAAACACGAGGACATCTGTGTTTTTTATAAAAAAAACTCCACATACAATCCTCAGTTTTCAACCGGAGCGGCTTACTCAAAGGGTGTGAGAAAGGCGCAGCAGACCGGAAGCTATAATGACTTTAATCCAGTCTTGGTAAAGAGTGAAGGCGGACGTTACCCTACGGATGTCGTGTATTTCAAAACCGCCGAGTCCGAGGGTGTGGTTCTTCACCCAAATCAAAAGCCGGTCGCCTTGATGGAATACCTTGTAAAAACTTTTTCAAACGATGGCGACACTGTGCTTGATAATGCGATGGGTGCCGGAACGACTGGGGTTGCATGTAAAAACACCGGTAGAAATTTTATTGGAATCGAAAAAGATGAAGTGTTTTTTAACATATCAAAAACAAGAATAAATAAACCATGAAACCAACACTCGAAGAACTGATGGGGAAGATAACGCAGTTGCTTCCATTAAAACACCAAAACGTCCGGTGTCCGCTTGGAGACACTGGAGAATACGACGACCGGACAGATGTTGAATCAGCATCGGGCCACGTCATTTTATCCGACTGGAACAGTGACGACGATAATCAGGATGCGATTAAATATCTGGTTCACGCCGCAAATCATTTTCCAAAGTTGCTGGCTGCGTTGGATGAGGCTGAAAAAGCATTGAACATTTGCTGGGCTGATTCGATGGCTATTAAGCCTGAAATTCTACGAAGCGAAGGTTTTGTTCAAACAGCATTGGCAATCGAAAACATTCGTAAGTGGGGCGAGAAATTCCATGATGCGAAATCCGCCCTAACCGCCGCCCGAAATATCGAAATTGAATAAAAATTATGAGTGAATCAAATTGCAAATGCCTGACTTGGGCGCGCTGTTTAGACATCAACACAAAGCATCGAGACACGCATGGAAATCCATTGTTTCCACTGCACCACGAAAATTGTGAACATTTCAACGACAGTCTGATGGACGTTTGGAAAGTTGAGCTTGATGGTTGCGCCTGCTATGTCGAGCGAGAGCAAGATGCTAAAGACACCGCTGGAGAACCAGAGGACAACGGCGAAACTTTGCCAGTCATAACTAAAACCAAAATGCACCGAGAGATTTTTGAAAACTTGCGTGAGTTTGATGGTTTTTAATATCGAAATTGAATGAGGTCATGAGCCGGATGCTTCAACAACAGGGGCATCCGGTTGCTCAACAATCTTTTCCTTCTTCTCACCCAAATGAATATGCGTCTCGTTCTTGTAAAAATTCGGAGTCTGAGCGGAATCATCGCCCGGTGGCAGCGCAATCTTTCCATATTTCCCGCTGCCCTGACTGCGCGCACCTGAAATCCTCACAATACTTTCTGATATTTCATTGAAAGCCGAGGCCACTTTTGAAACAACCTCGATGGTTTTAACCTCCTCCTCGCAAAGCGTTCTTTTTTCTTTGACAGTGCGGTTGAAAATCTCGTCCACGATGTCCTGAACTTTGGTCAGGTTGTTCAGCCCTGATGTGACCAGATAGCGTCTGGTGGTTTCAGAATCCATCAAGTAGCCCGCCATCATCTTTTCCATGAATCCATTCTTGTTGAATCCATTCTTCATCCCCAGTTCCGCGATGAGCAGGAACCTTTCTATGTCGGTCTGCGGTATCTTGACCAGCTTCCCGTCCTCGTTGACGTAATCGAACTTCTTTAAATCTACGATGAGTGCTTTCTTTGAACGCTTCGGCATATTTCAGACAGTGCCACTTTTGGCGGCTTCCCGCCAGCCATTTTTAGAATCGTCACCCATTTTGTCATCCATCCAGCAGGTTGAATCTTTAATCCGCGCTTTTAAATTTAATGCACACCAACAACCAAGACCCTCTAATTCTTTATCCAGCGGCGACCCACAGGTTTCCAACCGCTTGTAAAAGACGGGGCAGGCACGGCAGGCCGACATGCGTTGCTCGAATAATTTCTTGCTCGCGCGCTTATCCTTAAAAAACACGTATTGAAACATCTGGCGGAAGAATCCAGCGATGCGTCCCCAAGCCTTTTTGGTGCGCTTGTCAGAAAACCAGAATGCAACCAGCAGTCCTTTGATAATTTTCATAATGAAATGGCGATAAGACCGCTCTCCGATTGCTTGGGTCGGAACAGGCCGGTTGCCGAACGCTCCATCTCCTCCGCGCATTCCGTCGCCACGCAGTAGGTGATGGCGTCGAATATGTGCTTGTGCTTTGAATCCTTCTGCACCGTCCCGTATTGCCCCTTGCCGCGACGCAGCGACTTGCACATCTCAATCGAGGCCGGTGTTTTATCAGCGGAAAAGAAAATTCGATTCTGGAATAGCAGCTTGCGGAACAAGTCGATGCGCTGTCTCACGGTTTCATTTGTGCGCTTGCCCTCCATCGCCGCCATGAGTTCAATCTTGCCACCGGAAACATTCGCCACCTCAAGGTGGTCGTATCGGTTTGAGAACTTGTCAGAGAAATCAAATGCGCTGCGGTCGCTCCAGTGCTGCCACTCAATAGGCTTTCCGATGTAATCCTCCCAATACTTCATTTTCTCCATGACGGCCTCCACGAAGTCGCACATGAAAAAGTCCTGACCAACCCAGACGACTTCATCCAAGACATTGAAATGTGGAACCGGCTTGCCATTCAACGGGTGCATTACTTTTTCAATCAGGGCAAATGCGCTGTTGACCACGCCCATGTCCCAGCCTCCGAAAAGTTTTCCGCAATCATTCTGTGGTAAAAGAATCGAAGGGCTTGGATTGGTTCTCGTGGCGATGTCTCCAATGATATGAACCTGCTCCTTGAACACGGCGCGGAATAAAGCATTCTCGCTCGCAGTGACCCACATGCCCTTGATGTAGCGGTTATACAAATCGGCAGAGTCGGCATACTGTGACTTCACCATTTCAATTTCCTCCTTGGACGAGTAGGTGTTGTCATCCAGACAGAACTCCATCAATCCAAGCTGGTCGCGCAAAGCCCGAAGCTCCGGCTTGCAATCAGGGTCAACGCGAAGCTCGTAGAACATCTTGTAAATCCAGTGTGCGGTTCCCTCGTCAGCGGGGTTGCAGTCGGCAAGCAGAAGGTGGTCATTGATTCCAATGTGAGGCATCCGCAGCGTCAACGCCCATGTGTGGAAGGTTTTAACATTCTTGAAAATATCCAACTCAGTCACGAAAATCATGGAGTAGGATTTGTTCTTGAATCGCTCCTCAACCTCGTTTTCATCTTTGAGAGATTCGAGCAAGATTTTGGTCGAGCCGCCGTGCTTGTTAAAAACCTCACAGCAGGGTTTCTTGGACGCGCCTTGATTGAACGGTTCTCTCTTAAACTTCAATCCAAAGGCAGGAATTACCATCGTCGTCAACTGTTCCCAGACACCGCTGTTGATGCCTGCGCTCTGACTGATTGTTATCAACACAATGTTGCCAAGTTTGGTGTTCCAAGCATGGTCGCAGACGGCGTGGAGGCAGGCGAGAGTCTTGCCGCTCAACCGAGTTCCTGTCGCCAGCACCAGCCTTTTTGTCTTGCACAGTGCCAGCAATGACATGCCCTTTGGGTTTAGTGGTTTCAGTAGGTATTCAGAGCTTGCCATAAATCGCAGTTGACGTTCTTGCAAATCAAGTGTTACAGTCGAAACGAAGTTAATTCAATTCAAAAACACTTTTTATGATGACATTAAACCGCAAGCTCCTCTATCCCGGCTCCGTCGAGAACACCGCCAATAGTGGCGGTGGTGGTGGCCGCGAACCCGGTTCCGTTGAAAACCGGTTGTCGCTCGACCCATCGGATGAGAAGTGGTCGGACAAGGTGGACGCATGGGAAGATGGCGAAAAATACACCATCACCGTGGAAGCAACTCAGATTTCCGCTGGCGAGTTTGAGGTTGAAAAGGTGACATCGGCAAAACCGTCTGCCGGTGAGGAGCCTGACGACGATTCAGACGACATGGAAGATGATTCCGAGGAAGAAATGCCGCGCAAGAAAAAGTCCAATCCCGCCATTGACCGTCTGATGGAAGAATAATTCGATGAGTTGCAGCCCCAAAGTCCTGAAAGAGCACGGGATTTCCAGCGGTGACTATCGAAAGATTTTCACCCTCAAGGAAAAGCCGAAGCGCGTTCAAAAACTCATTGACCTGATTTCAAGCCGGATTAAAGACGGCTACTTTCGTAATCTTTCCGAGTGGCGCACCTTTGCCGCCATCGACCTTGCAGACGACGTGGTGTTTGAGCAGAACACCGCCACCTTCGTCCGGCACTTGCTCGACAAGAAATATGAAAAGCCGGAGGACATGCTGGCGGAATTGGGCAAGTTGGGACTCAAGGAAAGCGACCTTTTTCTCGATGTCAGGAACAAGACTGGTGAATTGGTAAAGATGGTTAACCCTCCAGTATTCTTCAAATTCCTGATTCCAATCGTCCGCTCCTATTGCCGCGCGCGCACCGCCTCCCTGTTCAACCAGCGCAACACGTCGCCCCTGCTTCAATACAAACCGTTGAAAAAAACAGCGCGAAACCGTGTATTGACGGAAGTTATCACCGACATCATCAACCGGATTTCAACGAACTACGGTTACGCCGCCTATCTCGACCAAGCCATCAAGCAGGTGGTGAAATACGGCACCATGATTTCGTTCCCGATGGAAGAATGGGATTGTCAGGAGCAGCTTGAGGAGGCTGATGATTCCACCAAGCAAGACCCAAAGTTTAAGAAGGTCACGGTCAAGGAGGGTTTGCGCTACAAGTTTCCGCACCCCAGCCGGTCATTCGCAGATTTGTATAATCCGATGACCACGATGAACACCGACAGCGGGTGTGAGTTCGCCGCGTTCTGGGAAGCGATTCCATACAGCCGTATTCTGGATAACCGCGAGTATTGGAACCGCACCACGATTGCCTATGGAACCAACTGGTTCAACAATCCTCTGGCTGGAAACTATTTCAGCGAGTTCTATCCCTGCCGGTTGCAATTCCCGACCATCTCCCCCGAAGGTTCAGCGGATGAAAAAGCGGCTTTTTACAGTTCAGCCGAGCGCGACAAGGCTGTGTTCCTAACGGTGATGTATATGAAAATCATCCCGCGCGACTGGGACTTGGGAAAATACGTCGATGGAAAGTTGGTTAAAACCTACAACTATCCGGTGTGGCACCGATTCTACATGGCGGGTGATTCAACGGTTATCTGGGCCGAGCCTTGCGTTTACAATCCGCTCTGGTTCATGGGCTATGATTACAACGCCTTGAGTGCGCGCCAGACCAGCCTTGGGTTGGAGACGATTCCGTGGCAAGACCACCTCGGAAACATCGTGAGCCAGATGATGCTGACTGCAAAGCAGAATCTCGCAAACTTCATTTTCTACGACACCAACATCGTCAACAAGACGGACGTAGATGCCCTACTAAATCTTGGCGAAAATCGCTACCGCAGCATGAACCTGCTGCCGTTTGACTCCCAGAAGTCGAGCCGTGCCGGATTGAACATGAAGGACGCCTTCGTGCCCGTCCAGCTTACCTACCGCACGATTCAAGACATGATGCAGATGATGGGCACCGTGCTTGACCTGATGGAGCGCGTGTTGCAATTCACCGCGCAGGAAGTCGGGGCGACTGCCAAGCATTATCAGTCGGCGGAAGAAATCAAGACAGTCAGCCAGTATTCCGACCAGCAGTTGAACTACATCGGCTCCTCCATTGACGCCGGAACCGACGCTTGGAAGATTCAGATTTTCACCGCCGCGCTTGCCTACATGGACGCCGGTTTTGAGGCCGAAGTTTCCGAGGACATCCCCGATGTCGAAAAAGTCTTGAAAGAATTAGGATTCGAGATTTCCGGCAAGTCAGGCGGCAAGATTCAAATCAAGGGCGACAAGGGCAAGATTGACTTGCAGGACTTCGCGCGCATTGGTGGCGACGACGAGCCGGACACCGACCAGCAGACCGCGCAGATGATGTTCACCGCGATTGGCGTCATCTCCTCGCATCCAGAGTTGTCTGCCCGCATTGGAGCCGACAAAATCATCAAGCTTATCGAGCAGGCGGCAAAGATTGGCGGAGCCGACAGGGATTTCAAACTTGGCACGGAGCTACAGAAGCCCGCAGGCGATGGCGAGGTTCACCCCGACACCGGACAGCCAATGCCGCAACAAGAGGCTCCGGCGGCCCAGCCAGCACCGCAGGTCGCGCCTCCAGCACAGCCAGACACCCAGAGTCAGGTTGCTCCAATGATTCAAGAATTGACCAAGGGCATCATGGCGATGGTTGAGGAAAAAGTCGCCAAGCCGGTCGCCGCCGAACTTGTGAAGCAAGAGCAGCAAATTCAGCAGCTTGGTCAGCTTGTGGTTCAGATTGAAACCATGCTCAAGGGCGCGATGCCACAGCCGGTTCAGCCCGTTGCACAGCCCCCTGCACAACCGTTGCCACAATGATTACCGTCACGGAGACACCCTACGAGGTCGGCAATGTAAAAGCCGTCCACCAGATTTTCAAAGAATCCGGCTTCAAGCTGTTGGAAGAAGCCATCCTCGGAAAGCAGACCAAGCACTCCGTTGAGGCTATAAAACTAGCACTGGAGGCCAAGACTTTTGAGGCAAAGAAAGAATCATCCGAGGCCGAATTAAAACAGGCTTTGCGATACCAGACCACGCTTGAGGTGTTGCGTGAGATGAAGGAATCCAAGTCGTTTGATTTTGTAGTGACCAAAACAGTAACCCCCAACAACACATGAAAACCGAAGCCGAAAACGCACCGCCAGCAGATGAAAAGGCTATTGAATCGTTCACAAACGAATTTCTTGGCCGCGAAACCGAACCCAAGCCCCAAAAGAAACCTGACGCCGTTGCACCTGAAAACGGCGAGATTGAAAATCAAGAGGCTGAAAAAACTGAACCCAAGAAGCCAGCAAAGCAGGCCAAGAAAAAAACCGCACCCACACCGGCTCCGTTGACCGCTGAACAAATCACCGAGGCGGCTGCGCGTGGATTTTCCAAGGCGGTTGAAAAAACTGAACCCGAACCGGCCAAGCCTGCTGAATCAAAACTGCCTGCCGACGAGCAGAAGCGCATCAACACGCTTAAACGCATGGAGCAGTTGAACCCGAACAAATATGGCGGGCTGGCGGAAAAGTATGAGAAGTCCCTGACCAAGCTCGCTGAATACGCCGAGAGCTGGGAAAAGGAAAATCCCGGCAAGAACTTCGATGAGGACGCCGAAGAACACGCCGACTTCAAAAAGGGCATTGAGGCCGGTCTGGATTGGGATGACGAGCATTACACCGACGCCGTGGCCGACATCCGCGCTGATGAGAAAATCAACAAGTTCAAGTCGGAGACGAACGAGAAATTTGAACGCCTTGACCAGCACGAGAAGTTGCGCCAGAGCGCGGGCGCCATCGAAGCCATCCGCACGGAAGGCGCAAAGGAGTTCTTCTCCAATCTTTCAGAAGATGGGTTTGAGAACCTGCTGAAAGCCGATGGCTCAATCGACGCCGAGGTTGGCAAGAAGCTGATGGCAACCGAACCCGTGGTGGCGAAAATCGTCATTGATTCCGCCGACCTCGCCGAACGTCTGGTGGAAGAAAACTTCAAACTGTTCAACAACCTGACTCCGTATGACGATACTAACCCGCTGCATCAAACGGTGAGCAACTTTGTTTTCGCACAACAACGGAAGATGCTTGCTAAGCCGATTGACGAACAGCGTGATGCCGATGGCCGACCGTTTATGGCGGCAGACAAGTATTCACGCTTGAAGCCGGATGAGCGTGAGAAATACTGGACGTTCGAGGCTGGAGACATCCAGCGATTGCTTGTGCACCGCGCGCTGGTCACAGCCAAGCAGCAAATCAAGCAGGAGCGCGAGAAGTTTGAGGCGCAGGCCAAGGCGCGTGGATTGAGCTTTGAGCGCAAGCCTGTCCAGCAGGACGAGCCGGAAGAAATCGAGGAGGAGACATTCAAACCGCGCACCCCTGCCGCCGCCGCACCCGTGCTGACACCGCCCGCAAAGGGTGGAAATGGCGTCGAAAAACCGGAAGATAAATTCCTGAACGACTTCATTAACGGCTAAAAACACCTGTTTTTTTCAAGGCTATTCCTCAAATATGGGGAATAGCCATTTTTGTTTTAGTGAACAATCACATTTTAAATCCATGTAATGCCGTGGATTTAACACTCTTACAAGAGTGCCATTTCTGGCGTTGTCGAAAATATATTGAAAAACCCAAGATTTTATTTGACAGGATATGCCATGATTTACGCCACATAGTAATAACTAAAAACTTATGGCACTTAATGCAACGTCCTTCTCGAAATGCGCTCCGTCCATTTCGACCAACATCAAGCAATGCGGCACGGTAACTCTTTGCCAAGCCGTCCCGCTGCAAACCGGCGACCTCACCGCCACCTACCAGACTGGTGGCAATTACAAGGTGATGAACGCACTGCTCCATCACGACATGGAAATCAAGATGTGCGAAGCGCAGCAGAACGGCATGTATGACTTTTTCATGGCGAACAAGGTAAACATGCAGAAGCGTGTGCAAACCCGCAATTCCGGTGGCGGCACCATCGAAATCATGCCTTTCGTCCTCGCCCGCCAATACAGCCCCATCAACAACGAATACTGGCTGGTCGGCAATGGCCGCTCATCCGGCTCAAACTGGGTGGTTGAAATTGTTTCCAGCGCGAACATCCCGATGGATGTTCGCCTGTTCCCAGTTGGCCGTCGTGTTTATATCGACAGCAAGACCAACGCGGGCACCAAGTCTGTTACCGCATGGTCGGTGGTTTCCGCCGTGGATAACGGCGACGGCACCGGCGACCTGACGCTCTCCTCGCAGAACACCGGCTCGTTCCTGCCTGCTGACAAATTGACCAGCCCCGTGAACGGCATTATGACGGTCGGCACGAACAACGTGAACGACTACGAGAAGTTCTGCGCGGAAGGCCCAGCCTACATCAACTGGAAAAACACCGAGTTCTGGTTTGAAACCACGCGCAATTCGTTGTGCAAATCCTCGAACTACGACAAGTGGCGCAAGCTGCTCCTCGAAAACAACCCGCTCTACGCGGAGTTCGGCGACCTCGACGACATCCAGCGCAACAAACAGTTGGGCCGCGACTTCCAGAAACAGGTCGTCCACAACATGTTTTTCTCCAAGCCGCTGCCGAATCAGACGTTGGCCGCATATAACAGCTTGGAAGAAATCGACGCCTACGATGGCTCCGCGTTCGGCCTCGGTGTCGATGGTGGAACCTGCCAAGGCCGTCGCGCCAACGTGGTTGGCATCTACGAGCAGTTGGCCCAATGCGACCGCGTGGTTGACTTGCAGGGCGGTGGATTGAACCTGCCCGCGCTGTTCCGCGCGCTGTATGACATCATGCGCGTCCGTCAGGGAAACAACGGCAAATTCGGTGTCATCGACATCTTCACGGATTCCGTGACCGCCGAGGCCATCAACCAAGCCATGATTCTGTATTATCAGGGCAAGACGAACAACACTCTGCGCATGACGCTGGACATCAACAATCCGGTGCGTGAATACAACACACCGACTGCGTTGCAGACGAAGGAAGCGGAATTCGGTTTCGCCTACCGCAGCTATCCGCTGCAATGGCCGAATATCAAGATGAACATCGTCACGCATTATTTCTTTGACGATTACGTTTCGGCTGCGAACCAGAAGCAACAGGGCGACATCGCCCGCGTGTTGTGGGTGCTGGACTTCGCCGGTATCTATCCGGGCATCATCGCCACCAATCGCGTGGTGCAGAACACGGGCGACTTGAAAACGCTTGCCGCTGCGAATCCTGATTTCGCGTGTGTGATGAAAGTTCCGACGCGCCAACAGACGTTGAACTCGATGACTTACACGGTGGTTGTTGAGTGTCCAAAAAGTTCACTAATTTTGGAAAACTGGACTTCGGATGAAATCTCGATAGTGGACAATGGCGCTCAGTATGGCGGTTCTGGAACCACGACCACCACGACCTACCACTAAGTTTTCGGTGTTGGGGTTAAACAGCGCACTCTTAGTTGGGTGCGCTGTTTTTCATTGCAAACAAAACTGAATGGATTTAATGTCACAGCAAATGAGTAAAGTTCGCTATTTTCAAAAAGAATTAGTTTCAAATCCCTTCTTCTTCAAGAACGCGCCGGTTCCATTTGAGGCGAACTCCTCCAACCAAGGCGTCATCCGTCTTGAAGAAGGAAGGGATGATGAACTCATTGCCGTCTTGAAATCCGCGATTGAGAAGCGTCGTGGAGGAATCATTGAAGTGGGCGAGGAAGAATACAATGCCATAAAAAAAAACGAGAACGGGAAAACCTACGCGCCTTTATCGCAACCAGAGAGGCTTCGAGTCCTCCCGTCACTCGGCCACAAAAAGCCAGCGGTTGCGGTTGCCACTGAAAATCAAGTTCAGTCCGCAAGTCCAGTTCAGCCTGCCGCTAACACGCTTGCAGAAATCTCCCCATTTCGCCCCCCAGCCGGTCAACCCACTAAGAAAGCGACTGTAACGTAATGGCGACCACGTGGGGAAATCTTAAAAGCGAGGCGCGGAAGATTATTTTTCCAACTGGCGAAGCATCTTCGCTTGTGTTGGCTCACGACGCCGCGTTTCTCGCCGCCATCATCGACATTCAATCCTACGTGGACTGCGCGCGCCAAGACAACACCTCCATCTTCCCCCAGTGCGCCACGTTCTACAACTGCGGCATAACGACTTTCGACGCACCTCGCGGGCACATCAAAAAAGTTTCCGTAATCAATGCGACTCCCGCGCCACCTCCCACTGGAACAATCGTCCTGACAACCGCAATCGCCGCTGACATTCTCGACGCCGCCATTCTGCCTGTTTCAATCGGCGCGATTCCGAGTTCAGATTTATACGTGGTCGAAATCACCGGCCAAGGTTCAAAATGCGGCACTCCGGTCAAACAGTATTTCAAGGTGGATGTCACCTATACTGACGCCGAGTCCAAGATTAAAACCTTCTCGCGCAACGTCTATCTTTCCGATTGTGAAACCAGCCAGATTCAGCAAATCAACACGCTGATTGGCACCAATGTTTTTGTTGCTGTCACGCCCTTCAACATTCCCGAAGTGGAATCAGGTGGTGCAACCATCGGCGTCAACGTGCGTCAGTTCAATCCGCTGGATGTCACGACGCAAACCGATGATTGGTGTTCAGAAATCCAGTATCGCCAGACGGAACCCGCTTACGTCCAAAAGTATTGGAAGCGCTCGCTTGAAATCAGGGGGTGCCTCAACTGGTGGAGCTTCTTTGATTTAAAGCCGCCGACTCCGACTGATGCCAACGTGCCTGCGGGACTGCCAATTTTGCCATTGGGTTATCATTATCCACAGGCTGACACAGACAAGAGGTTTCGCTCACAATATGGATTGTGGGCAACGGAACGCGGCAAGATTTACATCGCTCCATTCATCCAAAGCACCGAAACAGTTATTGTGAAGTGGGATGGCATCAAGCGCACATGGGCTGATGCCGACCCGATTGATGATGACCCGAATCTAGCTAAGGCCATCCGCGCCTTTGTTCGCCGCGACCATTTTCAATATTTCGACAAAGACCCTGAATCAGCGGCAGGCGCGCAGGCGGAATACGCCGACACTCTGGCGACCATGATTCACGAATGCCGCGAGGAAACGCGAATCCGCGACAACAACGAACCCAGCTTCGCCCGTCAGTCCAATCCGGCTGCTTCCGGCGCGCTGTATTACAACTCGAAGCAGACATTCACGGCTAATTGTCCTGCTGGTCAGACTGGAAATTCTGTCACCATCACGATTCAAGACGGACTGGTGGCCAGTTCGACATCGCAATCAGACGCGGACGCCCGCGCATTACAGCAGGCGCAGCAGCAAGCCTTGGCGCAGTTGAATTGCTCCGGTGGCCAGACAACCTATCTCAACACGCCACAGAGCTTCACGGCGGTCTGCCAAGGCTCTCCGACGCCGGATGGAATCCCGCAAACGGTCAACATCCCTGCCGGTCAGTTCACCTCTGTAATCTCGCAGGCTGACGCCGACGCGCAGGCTTTGGCATCTGCGCAGGCCCAAGCCCAAGCCCTGCTTGTCTGCACGTTCTGGAACGCCGAACAATCTTACACCGCAAGCTGCCCGTCCGGTCAAACTGGAACGCCGGTCACTAAAACCGTGTCGCAACACACGTTTAGCTCTGATTTGTCGCAGTCCGATGCCAATTCAAAGGCTCTCAACTCGGCCAAGACGCAGGCTCAAACCGAACTCGTGTGCAACGGCCAGACCATATTCTTTGAGAACACGCCGCAAATCGCAATCCGCTCGTATGTTTTTGGCTCGCTTGGAAATCAATGCCTGTCCACGGTGACGGTCAATGTCGCGGCGGGAAGCGTCACCTCGCTTACATCCGTGAGCGATGCCAATAATCAAGCCCTCAACTACGCTAATTCGCTCGCCCAAGGCACGGCCCAGAATCGCGCGCGCACGGGCTTCTGTGGCCCATATACAATCAACGTATGAACTTTGGAAGAATAACCAGTGCGAATTGCGCGAATACGCCGCCGCCAGTTGACGCACGCTGTGATGACCCAGCCTTTGCCCTGCTGAATCCCGGCATCTGTGGGATTTCCTCCCAGCTTATCATCAAGCCGGAGTCCGCGCTGTCTTGCTTGCTTGGCAGCATCCAGTTCAAGGCCTACGTCGTCAGCAATGGCCGTGAGCGCGATGTGACATCGAGCGCGGTGTTCACCACTTCCAACTCCAATGTCGCCGTGGTGGGGGCTTCCAGCGGCAATGCGACGGCTTTAGATGATGGTGTCACCACGATTACCGCCACCTATGGCATTATGACAGCCAACGCGAGCCTTTCCGTGCTGGGTGGCGTCAACTGCTGTGACCAAGTAAAGGTCGGCTTCATGGTTTTGGTGGACATCAGCAAGTCCATGACGCAGGCGTTTAGCGGTGCCTATCCGCAACGCATTGACTTTGCCAAAGCTGCGGCCCGACGGTTTATCAGTCAGGTCAACGCGACCAAGGATGTGGTTGGCCTGTCAATGTTCGATGATTCGGCATACACCCCTCTTGCCGCCATCACCTCCAATGTTAATTCAGTGGTTACAGCGGTGGACTCAATCGCCAGCGCAGCGCAGTTGACCGGCTACAAAGTTGCCGTCAATGCGGCCATCGCCTCATTGGACGCAGCCGGACTCGACCAGAAAGTTTTGGTCATCATCAGCGACGGCGAGGACACCTCCAATATCGCCACGGATGCCACTGATACCTTGAACGCATTGAGTGTGTTCAAGTCCTCTGGCGGCGTCGTCATCTGCTTGGGCGTTCGCGCTGCCGGAACTCCATTCTCGCTGTTGGAGGCTTTCTCATCCGGTGGATTCTTCTTAAACTCCTACAACGCTGTTGCCGCCGAAGCCATTGAGATTTTCAACGGCATGAAGGGCTATCTCTGCGCGGGCAACTGCACCCCTGCCGGTGATACCTACGTCGCCACAGGCCAGCTTGATTACTGCGCTTTCAAAAACTGGAATGTTTACGGCGGAAACGTGGATTTGATTGGTAATGGATTATTGGATTTCCTGCCAAACAACAGCCTCTACGTTGACCTCGCTGGCTCCTCCTCGCCGCACAATGGTCAGTTCGAGTCCAAAAACTCATTTGCGTTGCAGTCCGGCCACAACTATCGCCTGTCTTTGAATCTGGCTGGAAACCAAAGATACAATGGTTCTCCAAACACGGTGAATATGCGGATTTTTGGCCGCAACAACGATGGCCTCACCAATCCATCAATCGCTCCCGCGCTGACCGTGAATGAATCCGGCGCGCCGTTGGGCGACACACCCACGTATAAATACGTTTACACCTACACCAATGCGTATGGTGAAACCATTGGAAGCCCTGTTTCATCGGCGACACCGACCGGCGACACCGCCACCATTTCAGTCCAGACCACGGCGAATCCATCTGCGACGGCAATCAACATCTATCGCACCACCGGCCAGTCGCCGGACAGCCCATACTACCTGATTGCCACCATTGCGAACACCGCGCCAGTCTATGTTGACCACATGAACATGGCCGACATGCAGGCGGCGATTCTGCTCAACACGATTTCAGCCTGCGCGATTGTTCCCACGCAGAACACCACTGGCTCACAAGTAGATTATCTGAATCAGTCATTCACGATTAACAACTATCAGCAGGGATTCACACCGCAGTCGTTCTCATTCGTCGCACCAGATAACGTCAATGTCTGGATTCGGTTTCAGCAGACCGCAACTCCCGCTGCTGCTCCCGCCGCAGGATTGTTGCTCGACTCGGTTTCATTCGATGACGCCACCAACATTGAAACTCTGCTGTTTGACGACTTTTCAACCGAGAACGAAACCTACATCCCGCCTGCCTGCGGCATTGGTTCAGCCTATGTGCCAATCGGAACCGGAGTGGTTGCGCTGATACCGCCGATGACGAGCGACACCACGCCGTCTGGAGTGGCCTCTGCAAGCTCGCATGTACCCTCGCATGATGGTGACCCAAATCTTTCAATGGAGCCTTGGAAAGCCTTCTGCGGCATTCCTAACGCTGGCCCGTTTGACCCACACCAAAGCTATTGGGAAAGCGCGGTGATGCCTGCATGGTTACAGTATAAATTTGAAACCCCGCAGCTTGTCACCGCCTATGAGTTTGTGGGCGTGGATTATGACGCAAGCCCGACCAGTTGCAGTCTTGGGCCTAAAACTTGGACGTTCCAAGGCTCAAATGACGGCGTTAATTTTGTTACACTGGACACCCAGACGAATTATCCTTGGCCTGACGCAACTTGCATCCAGCCGCCGACGCGGTTTCAAATCAACAACACGCAGGCATTCTCGTATTACCGCCTGAATGTTTCACTGGCGACCAGTGGATTCAACGTCTTTATCTCTGGATTCCAGATGTTCGGCGGAAGTCCGGCAACATATGGTTATGCCGCTGGTTACAACTGCTATGGCTCTGGTTGCCTCGACACGCCCCCCGGCGTCCAGTTGCCTGACCCAAGCCCGCTGCCAAGTATTGAGGCCGGTGGCTACACGCCGCCAACGAACTACAGCAGCAGCCAGACGGCTTGTGCGACATGCCCAAGTGGTGGAACTCAAGTCACGGCTGACAACGATGCTGTTGGCCCGAATGTGAAAGTTGAGGTTTCTGATGGCACCTACTTTGATTTCACCACGCCACCTATTCTGAACATCATCTGCTTCACGTTCACGATGATTGCGACTCCGAACCAGTTTGCGCTTTCGCTCTATGGTTCAAATGATGCCGTCAACTGGACGAAGATTTACTTCACATCCAATCGCGGATTCGCAGCAGATGTGAACGGCGACATCACAAGGCCGTCACAGATTCAAATCGCGTCCTGTGGAACGTTTGACCCGATTAACTACAAGTATTTCAAACTGGTTTATGACAAGTCGACGACCACGCTGACAGCTTACAGCTTTGGTGGACTGGCATTCGCAGCCACGCCAGAACTGTGCAAATCAGCCACGGCAACCAGTTTAATCTCTCAGGCCGACGCTGACACCAAGGCTTACAACTCCGCGCTTGCCGCCGCCCAAGCTGCGATTCAGTGCATCAACGCCTACACCGCGACGGAATCCTACACCGCGAATTGCCCCATTGGTAAAACCGGCCAGTCTGTGACTAAGACAGCGAACTATACGAGCTTGGTGAGCCTGCTGGACGCCCAGACGCAAGCATTAGCAGCGGCCAAAGCTGCGGCAGACGCCGCGATTAGTTGCACCTGCGTTGACATCAGCGCGAATGGAATCACGATTAACGACATTGGCAAGGCAACGCCTTATCCGAGCGTTGCCTGCGTCAGTGGGCTAACTGGCCTGATTACGAAGGTCACGCTGGCAATCAATGGCTATCAGCACCAGCGACCTAACGACGTTTCGATAATTTTGATGGCTCCCGATGGAACACTGGTAAACGTGTTACGCAACGTGGGCGGCAACGTGCCTGTGACTGGAATCAATCTGGTTCTGGACGACGCGTCTGGTAGCTCAATATCTGGCTCCACAATGGTCAGCGGAACTTTCAAACCGTCGCAACTCGGAGTGTTTTCAGCCTTCCCGCTGCCATGTCCGTCTGGAACTCCGAATCTCACATTGGCTGCATTCATCGGGAAAAATCCGAATGGTGTCTGGCTTCTGTGGGTTCAAGATGTTTCTTCGTCTGACACGGGGGCCATTGGTTCTTGGTCGCTGAATATCTCGTCCTCTTGAGATAAATTATCTGGACTAGACACCGCCAAATGTGGCATGGTCTGTGGACGAGCATGAATCCATTCATAACCGCAGCCTGCGTCACTTTTGGGAGAGTTAAATTCCTCGAACAAGCCATCGCCTGTTTCCTAAACCAGAAATACGATGGCAAGTCGCAGCTTTTAATCCTGAATACCTGCCCACAGCAAACGCTTTACGGCGACTTTCAGAACGTCAAAATAATCAATCTGAAAGAGCGGCCAATCTCGCTTGGAGCCGCGCGCAATATCGCTGTTGAGCACGCGGATGGAACGCATATCGTGACTTATGACGATGACGATATTTTTGGCGAAAACCACCTGCGCAACTTTGCCGCAGGATTTGAAGGTGGTCATAACTGGGTCCATCTCGACAAGCAATTTTTTTGCGAGCAGTTCAAAATATCCAAGATTGTCGGTGGTCAGATGCCGTGTTTCGCATTCACGAAAAAAGCGTGGGAAAAAGTTGGAAAATATTCCGATAAGTTCACCGTTGGCGAGGACAGGAATTTTGTCGGCAGGCTGACATCGCAACTATCTGGCCGCGTTTTCAATCTGGTGGATAATGAAATCTCATTCTTCTATTCTTGGGGAAACGGTTCGCACCACGTCTCCGGCATGGGCGAGGACAAAAAAGGATTTCAAACCGCGCATGACCGCATTGCCGAAGATTTGCGCCGCAGGATTCGCGTTGGTTCGGAGAAAACTGGCGACATTATTTTGAAGCCGTTTCTGGAACACGACCCGAAGAAGATGATGCAGGATTTTATGGATGCGTATAACCAGAAGAAGAATCATAAATGGCCGGTGTGCATCGTCGAGTTGGGCCGCTTTGGAGACATCGTGAACATCCTTCCAATTTGCAAGCACATCGCTGAAAACTACGCCAAGCCTCACCTGATGGTGTCCCGTGAGTTCGCATCCGTCCTTGAAGGCGTCAGCTACGTCATTCCTGAAATCGTGGACATTGATTACAGCCGCGTATTGACCGCGATGGATATTGCTCGTCCAAAGTTCCCCATAGTGTTGCAGGCTCAAATCTACGGAAAGAATTATACGCCAGAGAAAACATGCGCGAGCTATAATGTCCAGTCGTGGAAAATGCTCGGATTTGAACACCGCTTCAAAGACCCGTCGCTGGATTTGGTTTTTGACCGGCGAGATGCCCACCGCGAGGCGCAGCTTGTCACCAAGTTATCCACAGACAAACCAATGCTATTGGTTCAAGTCACGTCTGGAGTCAGTTCGCCGTTTTCAGGTGGAGTTGCCCTGCTTGAAGAAATCAAGAAGGCGTTCGGCGAATCTTTAAACGTGGTTGATTTAGACAAGGTTCGCGCTGAAAAGATTTATGACATCATTGGGCTGATGGATAACGCCATCGGACTTGTGAGTATCGACACCGCACTATTACACCTTGCCGCTGCGTCTAGCGTGCCCGTGGTGGCGTTGGTGAATCCCCAGCCTTGGGCTGGCAGCATGTTGCGTTGCAACTGCTTTGAGCGAATTACCTACGCGGAAGCCACGAAGCAGCGAGTTTTTGAAGGCATTGGTAAAATAATTGCAGCGGATAAGTGGCACAAAAGTCTTGGGGATGGCGCGGCAAACCCGATTGGGAAAACACCAATCAAGCCCGCCCCATCCGTGCGCCTGTTCCACATCACCGAACGCCACGAGGAAACCAACATCGACACCGCGAACAGGAAGAGGGCTTGCAACGACTCTTGGGATGCCATCTACGCCACGGGAAAAGTGTTGCCGGTTCACATGTGGAAATATCCGCGTGACGCACGGGAGATTGGTGAGCCGCGCGCATTGCCATATTTGAAAGATTTGCTCAAGATGGCGATGGAGCAGGCTGACGACAACGATTTAATTTTTTTTACGAATGACGACAATATCCTACACCTCGACTTACCTGAAATGATTCGTTTTTACGGGTCGGTTTATGATGCCTGTTCGAGCCAAAGGGTTGAGATTAAACATGCAGTCGCAACCCGCGCATTGAATCCGGTCGAGATGGCAAAAAACGCGCAACCCCACTTTGGTCGCGACCTTTTTGTTTTCAAAAAGTCATGGCTGGTGAAACATTGGGATGAGTTGGGGGAGCCAATTCTAGCCGCCGCAAACTGGGACGTTATGATGACTGCGCTAATCCGGCTTTACCACGGAATAAAGTCAGACAGGGCCAGTTTCTTGAAACATATTTTCCCAGCGGAGTGTCCCAAGGGTTATATTTTTCACATCTCTCACGAGTCAGCTTGGGCCAAGAGCGGGTATGTCCACACATCGCCAGCGAATTTGCACAACGGCAAGATTTTCAAGGATTGGGCTGCTAAAAACCTGCCTGATTTACACTTTACAGAAAACAACTGCATTTAAATTATGAAAACAACTGTCATTTACCACTCCGCTGACTTCGATGGAATCTTCTGCCGCGAAGTCTCAAAGCATTTTCTTGGCACAAGCGATGTTGAATACATTGGGTGGGATTACAAAGACAAGCCCCTAAAATTTCCAGAATCAGGCATGGTTTATGTCCTCGACTTGCCAGTTGACCGTGTTTTTGGATTTGATGATTTTTCAAAAAACAAAGTTTACGGAACAGGATTTTTGCTTAATCGAGTTATCTGGATTGACCACCACAAAACTAGCATAGAAACGCATCCCACTGACATCTTGGGCTATCGTATCGACGGGGTGGCGGCGTGCCGCTTGGCTTGGCAATACTTTTCCATTGACCAGCACAATGCTCAGAACGCTCGCAATGAACAATTTTTTCTGACACTGCCAACAAAAGAGCAATTCATAAACCGAGATGTTTTGGAGCCATACGCCGTGCGTCTCGCTGGTGAATACGACATCTGGGACAAACGCGACCACAATGCCGAAACATTCCAGTTTGGGCTGCGAAGTCGTGAGCTAAACGCTGAAACTTGGCGGTGTATGCTTCAATATAATCAAGTCAAAGAAGGAGACTTGCTATCCTTTCCGAAGGACGGGGGTTCCATCCCAAGCACTGTTGCGGCCATGCTTGACGATGGCGCATTGCTGCAAGAATACCAGCGCAGTATTGACAGGGGCGCAATGGAGCGAAGCTTTTTAGTTGAATGGGAAGGATTGAAATTTCTATGCCTAAATTCAATCAGGTTCAACAGCTTGACGTTTAGCTCAAAAGATGTGCCAAAGACAGGCCACGATGCTTTAATGGGTTTTTATTACGATGGCGCGCGCTACATTTTTTCACTCTATCATGCGCGACATAACACCGGCATAGACCTTTCTGCCATAGCTAAAAAACATGGCGGTGGAGGACACAGAGGGGCTTGCGGTTTCATTCTGGAATCCATTCCCTTTTTATGAACCGGCTCACTTTAACTTTTCCGTTTTACGATAATCCACTGATGCTCGAGCATCAGCTAAAGGTCATAATCGGCTATCCAGAGGACATCCGCTCAAAGCTTGAACTCATTGTGACCGACGATTGTTCGCCGAAGCATCCGCTTGTCGTCCCCAGTCTAAATCTGAAATCGCGTTTTTTCAGAACCGGAATCGACGCGCTTTGGAACTGGCAATTCTGCCGAAACCTCGCTGCTGCCAAGGCTTCTGGAGACTGGCTTTTAATGACGGACATCGACCATGTTGTTCCCGTGGAAACAATGGAGTATCTGGTTTATGGAAACTTCGACCCAAAGGCGGTTTATACTTTCAGCCGAATGCAATACCCCGACATGAAACCGAATCCTCCGCACAAAAATTCTTGGTTCCTGACCAAAAAAGCGTTCTGGGAAATCGGTGGTCACGATGAAAGATTCGTCGGCACTTACGGAAACGACGGCGAGTTTGAAAAGCGCATCCAGCCTGCCGGATTTATGAAGCGGAATCTGGCCGCGAACATCATCCGTTTTGCCGGTGTGGTTCCCGACGCGCGCTGTAATCTTCCGCGTCAATCTCCTGAAAATACGCGCATGGTTGAGGCGATTATGAAAATGCGAAACGAGGTTCCAGACTGGAAGCCTTGGGTTTTAACTTTTCCATACGCGGAGATTTTTCATAAAGTTGGTTGACAAGACAACGCCACTTTTGGCACTCTCTGAATTATGAAAATTCAATTCGGCTCTGGAGGCAATCAGCTTGAAGGCTGGAATAACCACGACGCTGAGGTTGACATAACAAAGCCGCTGCCATACGAATCTGAATCAGTGCAAGAGGTTCTTCTTGAACACTGCGGGGAACACTGTGCGCCCCAAGACTTTTTCAGGTTTCTTATTGAGGCAAGGAGAATCCTTAAATCTGGAGGATTGCTGCATATTTCCTGCCCTGTTGTTGACCGACTGGAGCCAGACCATGCCAGAGATATTTTATTGGGTCATGGGCATTTAAGTTTTTGGACAGAACAATCTCTCGCCTCGTTTCTTTCCTTGGCCGGATTCCGAGACATCGCGCGCGACATTGATGGTGATGGAAAACGACCCGCCATTTATGGCCATTGGCGCGTAATCGGAGAAGCCAAAGATGAACTGGAATCTGCCAGATTCCGCCTGACAAAATGAATCAAAACACCCTAACGCTCGCCATCATCGGCCACCTTGTCGGCGACTACCTGCTTCAAAATGATTGGCAAGCCCTTAACAAAAAGAAAAGCTCATTTCATTGTTGTGTTCATGCATTGATATGGTCAATCACTGTTTGCCTGTTTGCTGGATGGGATAATTGGTTGACTCCATTATGGACTGGCAACGCGGCATGGACTTGGCAAATTCTTTTCTGGACTCACTTTATCCAAGACCGCACCAACATCATTTCTTGGTGGATGGATTTAATCGGACAACACAAATTTCGCACCGGCCCATGTGCGCCGTGGAGCATGATTGTGGTCGATAACGTCTGGCATATCGTAACCATCTGGGCAGTCTGGAGGTTTATTGTATGAAAAACTCCTCCGGCAAATTTCCAGAAGTCCTTGGTTATTTAACCGAGGGTGAACGTCAGGCCATCCAACGCTGCGTTCTAGCCACGGCGCACCTTGACGGCCACGCGCTTGAAATCGGTTCGCTGAACGGTTTAAGCGCATTGGTAATCTGCTCCGTCCTGCGGTCTGACAAGCGGCTTATCTGCATCGAGCAAGGTCAGTGCGATACGCTGTTCGCCAATCTCGTGCGACACGGACACGCTGGACAGGTTGATATTCTGAACGAGGATTTCAACAAGACGGAGTTGAAACAGGAGACGGGGCTGAGTTTTATTTTTGTTGACCATTCTCACACCTACGATGACACGATTGCCGTGTTTGATAAATTCTTTCCAGCTTTGGTTAATGGTGGTATTTTCAGCTTTCACGACAATGGAAACCCTATGTTTGAAGGTGGGACGAAAGCGATTAAGGAATTGCAGGCCGATGGAATTAGAAACCTAATGCCCAAATTCGACTCTGCCGACAGCTTCATCGCGTTTCAAAAGTTATGATTCAAAAATTCAAGACGCGGATTGAAATGATTGCGAGTTTGCCCAAAGGCTCCAGCATCGCAGAAGTCGGAGTTTGGCGCGGATATTTCTCAAACGAGATTTTAAGCCTGCCAAACTTGAATCATGTCTGGCTCGTAGATAGCTGGAGAAAGCGCGATGATTACAATGACCCGCTTGCCGACCCGTCAGTTGACCACGAGGCGAACTATCTTGAAACACTGGAAAATATCCAAGGCCACAGGCATGGCGGCAGATATGCCATAATGAGAATGGATTCGCTTGGGGCCGCTGAAATGGCTTTTGAAAACAGGGTGACGTTTGACGGTGTTTTTTTAGATGCCGCGCACGATTACGATTCCGTTCTAGCCGACCTTCGGGCGTGGTCAAGAGTTATGTCCCCCTCGGCGTCAATAATGGGCCACGACTTCTGCGATGACCATCCGACGGCTGTTAAATACGGTTGGGGAGTCCAAAAAGCAGTCGCCCAATTCTGCAAAGAAACTGACTGGAAACTCGTGGCCGTCAGCGAAGAGGAGTTCCCGTCGTTCTGCCTGCGTAAAATCTAATGATTCCAAAAAACCTACATTTTGTGCATTTCGGTTCGCTCGATGCCCCCTCTGAACGATGTCGCAAAACCGCGCTCAAGCATCATCAAGATTGGGAGATTTTCTACTGGAATGAAAACAACATCGCCGACCTTGGGCTGGATTACAACGCGCTGATGTCCGACTGTCAGAATTTTGCCAGCCTTTCAAACATTGTCAGGCTTCACGCTCTGGATAAATTTGGGGGCGTGTATCTCGATTCTGATGTGGAGGTTTTAAAACCATTCGACACGCTTCTGGACTTGAGTGCGTTCTGCGCATTGCAGGACAAAATCATGTTTGAGAAAGATGTTGGCCGCGTCTGTAATGCAATCCTAGGGGCGTCAGCAGGCCATCCTTGGATTCGTTGGCAGATTGAGAATGAAGATGCGCTAAAGACTCAAGACGCGGCATTTGGAGTCTATATCGCTACGCGCGCGCCACGAGAAGGCGTTACGATTCTGCCGACAGAGTTCTTTTACCCGTTCCTGCATGACTCGCCAGCACATGAACGATTGGCGCATCAGGATAGTTACGCGATTCACCATTGGTCAGGAAGTTGGCTACCAAAAAAATGATTGCAACCCCCGAAAATACCTCCGTGGTCAGCATTCTTGCATACGAACGCAAGCAAGACGTTCCATCCACCGCTGGATTCATGCAACAATCGGCCAAGACGCAGGGCATCAACCTGATTTCCTTCATGCGTGGTGAGCGCTACGAATACAACACCATCGAAATCGACAACAGTTTCGAGATGAAGCTGACTCGGTTGAAGCCCAAGATTGATTCCCTGCCGGAATCGGTGAAATTCATCCTCTACGTCGATGCGCGCGACTGCATATTTGTTAGGTCGCTGCAATCCATCTGCGACGAGTTCAACGCGATTGGCTGGCCGATGCTGATTTCAGGCTCGTCGATGTGCGCCCACCACATCGACCCAGCTTGGGCGGCACGATTCGGAAAACATGCCTCTGGATTCGATTACATCAATGCTGGCGCATGGATGGCAAACCGTGAATCGTTTAACGTGGCTTACGCGCGCATGGTGGCGTTGTCCAAGCTCGTAAAAGAGGACAGGATTGCCAGCAGTCATCCACCTTTATACAGCAACGACCAGCACATGTGGCAGGTTGCCTACGTCGAACACGCATTTCCATTGCGCGTGGACTTTGAGCAGCGGGTTTTCAACCATTTCTCGAACACGCCGTTTAACGAATACGATTTCACCAAGAGTCGCGATGATGCGCCTGTGGTTTTAAAGAGCGGTTCACGCCCGTGTGTGATTCACTTCCCCGGCAGAATGACGCAGGCGATGCCGTTTGTTGCGTGGCTGGTTGGTGCAGTTAAAGCACCGGAAACGCCGGAGATTGATTGGGAATAAAATTATGAATCACGATAACCAGTATGTCATCGGCTCTGGCTTCTTCTACAAGCCCGCTGGCGAAGTCCAAGCACAGTGGTTTTTTAACACTTGGCTGAGAAACACATTGCAGTATTCAAACCCTGCTGCAATCCATGTTTTGGGTGTTGGAGGATGCACGCTAAATCCTTCGCAGCCGATGGTTAATTTGATTCCAATCAAAGGCAATCTTGGTCACGTTCATGGTCTGATTGGTATCGAGCCACCTTTTAAAAACCATGAGATATGCGGCTGGTCGGCTTCCATACTGATTTTGGCAATGATTGCCTACAATGAGGAAAAAGACTTTATTTTCAAAGAGCAGGATTGCCTTTGGTTCGGCCCATGTCTTGACAAAATGTATGAAGAAATCGGTGACGCCGGTTGCATCTTTGGGAAGTTGAAAGTGATGCCAGCCGCGCAATCATTGTTCCTTGTTAAACATTCCTTCATCCTTGAATTTTGCAGGCTTTATCTATCGTGCGGCAAGGAGACGCATCAGAATTTGCCGGAAGCTAAATACGTTCGGTTGATGGCCGCATATCCAAACAAGTTCAAACAGTTCTCATTTGGCTACGACCGTCAGAGGCCGGTTAATTTTGATGACGAATGCTTTTATTTGCAGAAAATCACTGACGACGAGATGGCTGAATTAAAATCCAGAGGAATGATTTGAAAGTTGTATTTTACACTCTGGCATTGGATTCCATGCCATACATAAAAATGCAGCTTCCCATATTTGAGGAATCTGGATTGGATTTTTTTTGGTATGTTTCACATGGGGCCGCTGCCAACACTGGCTCGACAAAATGGTGTCAAAAACAAGAACCTCGCCTGAGCAAAGACGGAACAACAGAATTTTTAAACTCCATCTCCAACCACCCTCGCGTTAAAGTTTTTAATCGTCAGTGGTGGTCTGGTGGTAAAGACGAAATGTGTCAGATAGCCATAAACAACATTCAGCAGCCCTGCTTGCTTGGTCAGATTGACTCCGACGAGATTTACACCGCCAAACAGCTTCGCAAAATCCATGACATATTTTTGGAGCAGTCCATTGCGCGCATGTATCTCAAGTGCCGTTATTTCTACGGCAAGGATATTTACGTTGACCCTGAATCAGACCGCAATAATTCTTGGCTGCGCTTCTGGAGATTTAGGCCGGGTATGGTCGGAGTAGTTCACGAACCTCCAAGCTTAAATGGTAACAAGGGTTCATTTATGTCTGCTGACGAATCAGCTAGATTGGGCCTTGTGTTTGACCATTTTTCTTACGCCACCAAGGAGCAGTTAATTTACAAAGAGAATTTTTATGGATATAAAGGCTTGGTGGATTCATGGTTAAAGCTCCAACGTCACGAGAAATTTCCGTGCATGGCGACCGAGTTCTTTCCGTTCGCAAGCCCGACTGCGGTTTTGAAAAAGTTATGATTAAAATCTCCGTTGTATTCCCGTCCGTAAACCAACAGGTCGAAGCTGTTGCCACCGCCATGTCAATTCGGGGGACTGCTGGCGAAGAAGTGGAGATTGTCGCGGTCGATGATTGCAGCGCGGCGACGCTGATATTCCCACCGCACTTAAACGTCAAGGTTCATCGCAACCTTTACCGTATCGGCAGCGGTGCGTCCCGCCACATTGGGGCGCAAATCGCAACCGGCGACTACATGGTTATGTGTGACAGTCATTGCCGGTTCACCCACGGCTGGCTGGAGCATGTAATGGCTGGAATTGAGAAGTTCCCAGACTCATTGCTATGTGGTGTCTGCAAGGGTTTTGCACCCACCATAAAACCTTTCGGAAATCCGTCCGGTGTCTATTACGGCGCAGACTTACAGTTCATCGGAAAAGACCCAAATCATAACCGGATGCAGGTTCTCGAAGCTGTCTGGGCCAAAGAGCAGGATGACGGCGTTGAGTTGTCGTCGCCTATGGGAGCCTGCTACGTTTCGCCGCGTGAAAGATTTCCAGTAATCGTTGGAATGAATCACCTTAAAACTTGGGGTGTTGAGGAGCAGTTGATGGCCCTCAAGTTTTACCTCACTGGCTCGGATGTCCGCCTGATTAAAAACTTTGTAGTCTGGCATCGCTTCCGTGACGGCGAAAAGCTGCCCTTCCACAACGGCCTACAAACCCTGCTGTATAATAAATTATTTCTCATAAACACCATCTTTCCAGAGGACATGCAAACGCGCATGATTGCCGCCATGCCGCGCTGCTCTGAGATGAACCTTGCCCAAGAGGACATCCGCAAAGACTGGCGGTTGGTTGAGTCAGAAAAGCTAAAAAACAAGGGCATGTTCACGCGCGATGTCGCTTGGCTCCAGCAGAAGTTCAACATTCCGATGCAGTAATGGGGTTGAATAAATGAGAATGTCCCGCTATTGTAGCGGAAATGGCCTCTAAATCACGTTTTCAAGTGGTAAGTTTAAGTCCGCTTACCGGCCCGCTCGACGCCCGCCCGCGCGCCACCGAGCTTCCTGATGGCGGTTTCCGCGAGAAACAAAACTGGCCGGTCAACGAAAATGGCCGACTCACTAACGAGGCTGGGTTTGAACGGTTTCTTGCCAGCTACGAGGTGGTAACGCACACCGCACCAACGCGCGACCAACTAATTTGTGAAGATGGGGGCCGCGTGGTTGAGTCTGGGGGTCAATGGCTTTGCCTTTTTTACACAAATTTCGATTACCATTATCGCGGTGTCCCCGTCCGCAAGCCAGTCAGCTTCATGCTTCAAGTCACGGATAACGACAACAAGCGCACCCTGTTTGCCTGCACGGAATCAGAAATATCCTACCTGAACGAAGTCACCGGATTGTGGACTGACGTGCTTACCGGAATTGCTGGTGGCTCTAAATTCCACGGTGATTTTCTCAATAACACCGTCATTTTCTCCAACAACAAGGATGGCGTTTATTCCTACGATTTAGGCGCGGGTTCAGCCATTCCGATTCCAGACTTGGTGAACACCGTTCATCTGACCAAGGCAAAGGTGGTCATCCAGTTCGGCGGATTGATGATTTTGATGAACACCGTGGAGTCAGGAGAAGCTCATCCCAGCCGTGTGCGTTATTCCGATTTAGCGTTGCCGAAAAGCTGGGCACCCGCGCCTGACTCCGTGGCTAACTTTCAAGACCTTGGAGGCGGCGAGCAAATATTAGCCGCGATTGAGTTGACGCAATACCTCTATATCTTCACGCAGAAATCCATCTGGCGAAGCACAGTGTCAGTGGATGCCGTGGCTAATACCGCGCTGTCTTTCGCGCGCGTCTATACCGAGCCGGAGAACTTCAAGGGTTGTCTGGTTTATCCTGACTCTCTTGTATCTGATGGCGAAAATCTTTATTACGGAGCGCGAGAATCGTTTTACACCTACAACCAGTATGCGCCAAAACCAGAGCCATCAGAATGGCTGCGACAGGCCAGCGGGCTTATCTACGCGGATAAAACGCGCAAAGTGAATGCGAACTGCTGTAATTCAATGGTCGCCACATTCAAACCGATAACGAATGAAATCTTTGTAAGCTGGCCTTCGACGGGAACCTGCACAAATAATCAGACGATGGTTTTCAACACCAAGTTTTTGACCGGATATTATCTGGATTCAGGATTTAGCTCGCTGTGCTGCTATATCCCGAATCCGACCGGCACCGCTGACTGCAACACGCTTCAACTATTGGTCGCGGCTTCAAACGTGGATTACGCGCTGAAACAGTTGAACGGAGTTCTATTCCGTGAATTTGTAACGCAGAAAACAACGCAGCCGGTTGAGGATAACATCACGAATCCGGTGTGGGAAAAACGTGGCTTTGCTCGCATCCTTCGCCTAATCCTTCCCGTTGGATTGTTCGATGTCTCCAAGATTTTGCGCAAGGTGATTATCGGCCAATATACCGCACCTCAAGACAACCCCTGCATCGCGCGCTTGAGGGTTGGAACTTCGGAGCAATTAACCGACCCTAACGATGGGGATTACTGCTCCGTGGTGTGGCACACAATTAAGCCTGATGTAGTCCTTAAATGTCCAGAGGCGTTGACTGCTGCGCAGATGGAGGCTCAGAATTTGATTCCGTCTTTAAACATGCATTGGGACACTTGGGAAGTGGGGAATTATTTGTATCTGGAAATCGCTATTTTGAATGCAGACGGAACTCCGGCGATTGGGGGCGAAACGCAATGGTATAAGCTGGACGCGGAGGTTGCGGCACTACCCGCGTGAATCAACAAAGCCGAACAGCTAGGAATTTGGTTAAAAACCCATCAATTTTAATAGATTCTTTTTTGGCCTGAGCGCAAAAAGATTTCCAGACCCATGCCATTGGGTATGCGTTCTTGCATCCATCGAAATCAAATGCTGTCGGAAGGTTGATTAAATCCTCAACCCACATTTTTATAGTCAGGTTTAAAAACTCCTTGGCCTGTTTTATTCCTTCACAATCCGATATTCTTGGCTGCTCCAATTCAAATCCTCCAGAAAATCCATGCGTGTCCCACATTAAATACCACTCCTCGCAGGTTTTTGGCTTATAGACCATTTTAGTCTTTGAGCAAAAATGATTCGGATGACATTTTTCAGAACTGGCTTTAAGCAAGTAAAAATCAAAGTCGCGCTGCTGGTTTTTGGAAAGCTCTTTAAATCCTCTGCCAATTTCAAACGCTTTATATTGACGCTGAAATACAATATTTGGGGCTTGCTCTCTTAGGCTTTTCCAAGCCTCAACTTCGAGCTTGTTTAGAACATCATCAAAGCTTTTCATTTTACGTCCCCATTCTTCTCCCTGAACTTCCTGATGCAATCCTCAAACCCCTTGCGACGGAGCTTGGAAAGGTGCGAGAAAGCGTTTCCAGAGCGGGCGGTTTTGCGCATGAAATCAGTCTGCTTGCGGGCGTCTTGAAAATTGCAACCACGCAGGAAATCGTCAATCACCTTGGACTTCACGTTGTCCCAAGTCAGCTTCTTTGATATGCGGTTAATCGTGCGCTGGGGTATGCCAGAGCGTTGCGAGATTTCAGGAATGGTTAGGCCGCGACCACGCTCATCGCGTGCTAGTGCGAAGCACAAAAATGGTGGGAATTTGCGCGGCTCGAAGTTAGTTGCCATTGGCGTCCTTGCCGTTAAATTTTTCAAGCGCGATGTCGATTGTTGGCCCTTCAACAGCCACAATCTGACCTCGCATTTCTTCACATAGTCCAACTGGAAACTTAACAAAAACGCGCCTTGCAACTTTGTTGAATCCAAATTGCCGCTCAACCAGAAGCGACCAGCCATCATCGAATTTTGATTTACAATCAGGACACGGAGCTTGTTCCGGCAGAACATCAGCCTTGATAAGCGCGAAGTCGAAAAGCTTGCCGCAGCCCGTGCAACATTTCCGAGCCTGAGTCGTCTGCTCCTCCTTGAGCTTATGCCGACGCTGAACCGGCATTCTTCCATTGCCATGCTGCTTGATGAAATCTTTCATCTGGCCGAACATGGCCTTGAGGCTGTCGCGTGTCGGGGCTGTATCGTCTTGGTTCATTGACGAACCAACAATGCCACAAATGGCGCGGTCAAGACAAGGCTTAATTTGTATTACGACGCAACCGCAACCGTGAAGTTCTGGCCCGCGAGCTACGCAGACGCAATCTGCGGGGGCGGCTGACCCGCGCACGGCGAAGTTTCTTGATGCTGATTCTCGGTGTCGAAGTCGTGCGACGGCCCAATGACAACCGGCTGCGGCGCGGGGCTGTCACACTTGCTGGACTTGCCCTTGGTGCTGCCGGAACGGTATCAATGCCAAGCTCGGATAAAGCCTGCGCGTTCGCCTGACGGTAAGCCGCAGATGCCTGCTCCTTGGTGGCTCCAGCGGGTAACGCCGCCAGCGCAGTTTTCAGGTATTGCCCGCGAAGCTCGGTGTATTTAGACAACTCACTGTTGTTCAAAGTGCGAACAACCCCATTGACCTCGTAGCTCTTGTTCGGACTGATGGACGGCGGTCGATAGCCAGTCTCGAGAAGCTGACCATAAGCCGCCTGTGATTTGATGTCGTTTGGATTAACCAATGCCGGATAGCTTCCACCGCTCAACGTCTGGACGATGCGCTGAATATCGTTGTCGTTGCCAACAGGGTCGCCAAGCATGTTCTTGGCCGCTGCCGGACTGGTAGGCAATGGAACCAAGAAATCGAAGAATCCAGCCATTTTGGGGTCTAGCTGGACGCCCATCATGCGGGCTATTTCCTGATAGGCCGGTAAAGGCGGTAGAATAGGGCTTAAAGCCGCCGCCGCTGCCTTGGACGGGTTCGGTATGCCATAATCCGTCACGGAGCCTACAAGCCCCTGCGCCGTGCGTCCGCCAATCAGGGTTGACCACGCGGTTTGAGCCGCGACTGAAAGCAAGTCGGCCAAACCAATCGGGGCAATCTTGGTTCTGGGCAAACCTTGCCGGTCTGCATCGGCATCCAGCTTGGCCTGCTGCTTAGCCCGCTGCTCCTCAATCGTAGCCACCGCGCCCGCGCCCACCAGATAGGGTGCCAAGGGCCGCAATGGGCCTACGGTGAGACTGACGGGTATAAACGAGCCGTCCGGCTGCATAAACTCAACGGTGCCCGCCTTGTGGCCCTGCTTGAGCCATAATTCGCGCTCCTCCTTGTCTTGAGGTGCCTTCCACTGGACTTTAGCCAGACCGGACGCAACCAAGGCAATGGCAGCACCACCCAACGTGGTGCCTATAAGGGCTTCCACCTTGCGCTGGCGGCGGTCGGCAGCGGTTCGATACCACGCGGAACCGCTGGATGCGTCACCATTTTTTACGTTCTTCTTGGCTCCCTCGGTGTGAACTCCAAAGGCGTCGGGAAAGAATCCAAGCGGGGTGAAGGATGCCGCTCGGTTTGCGCTGATGGCGATGGCGTTCGAGAACCGTCCAAACGGCACACTGAACACGGCGGCAGGCGGAAAGCCTTCACCCAATTCAACCAGCTTGCGCATCGGCGCAGCGACTAATCCACCGACGCCGCCATCTTCTTGGATGTTCCAGCCGGTCAACTCACGCAAGTCATTGATTTTTTCCGCGAAGGCGTCAGCGGGCAATCCGGCATCCTTGATTCGCTGCATCGCACGGGCTTTAGCGATGTTCAGCCCGTTTAATTCCAACTCGGTTTTGGTTGGCTGATAATCTGACTGGTCGGCAAGCTGTTTGGCGCGCGCGATACCAAGTTGCCATTCGGTGTTGATGTCACCAATCAGGTCATCAGCCTTGACCTTGGCCTCGGCGCGGGTCATTCCGTTCTCGCGCAACCATGTTTCAACCAGTTGACGGCGTTCCTGCATCTCGACCGGAACACCGCTTAAATTATCAAAGGCAGCGGCAATCTGACGCCCCCAGCGCACTTGGGTAAAAAGTGTCAGCAGAGCGGCCTTAACATTCTCGCCTTTTTTCGAGTATTCAGCAGCGGCTTGCGTCGCGCGCTCAAACAAGGCGATGCGTGAAATCAAGTTGTCGATGTTACGCGCTTGAGAAACTCCAGTCAGGTTGGCCTTGGCCGCTACCAAGCTGGATTTAACCGCGTCCATCTGGGTCTTGAGCGAGGCTGACAGCGCGTTGTGAAACTCACCCCATGCCTCAGCGGGTTTTCCATCGGCGATATTCTGCTCGATGCGCTTCCATGCTTCCGCGATTGCGCGCGTTGGATTGTGAATCAAAGCCTGCGTCGTAACGTCAACCATCTGGCGGGTCGGGAATCCAAGTTTTAACAACAAGGCCGCGCTCGCAAATTCACCAGCGGCAGAAGCGGCCTGACTGTAATTCTGCGCGTTCTTGAGATTGAGCGGCAGAGTCAACCTAGAAAACATCGTTTCAATCTGCTTCTTGAGAGCGAGTCGGCGTTCAAGTGTTTCAGCCTCGCGGTCAACTAGTGCGCGCTGAATATCCACGGGATTATCACCAACAGCCTCCTTTTGTTTCGGAGTCAGTTCGCGCAACTTTTGAATCTCATCCGACCAGCCCTTGAACTTGGCTATGATTTCCGGCGTCAGAGTTTTCCAACCGTTGTTTTCAGCGACGACACTCAACATCGCATCGGTGTCCAATCCGCCTGCATTATTCAGCTTTTCCAGCTTGCTCCAGAACGAAGTGTTTTTCTTCAACGGAGCGATGACCTTTTTCTGCGCCGGACTCATGGACTTCACGGCGTCATCCAAAGCCTTCTTGCGAGCCTCCTCAAAGTTCTTCTTGTAGATTTCGTCCAGAGCGGCAGCAACGCGCTGCGCCTGCTCCGGCGACATCATGTTTTCATCCGCAAGTTTTTGGATGAACTGCTCTCGTATTTCAGGTTGATTAAATTTGGGTGTGTCGAGAATCTCCTTGGCAAGATGTGTAACCGTTGGCACAACCTTGGTCGCCAGCTTTTCAGAAACAGGTGAATATCCAAGCAGGTTATCGCGCAGCACCTTCCAGTGTGCGTATTCTGGCAACTGCAAGCCTTTCTCAACCTGTTCGGGAGTTGGAAACTCTCCAGCATTAAATCGCGCCTCAGCACCAGCGCGTTCGGCTTCCGGCAATTCAGCCAGTGCCGCCTTTATACCAGCGTTGCGCTCGGCTTCACGCACGGATTCAATGATTAACTCATTGACGCGGTTGGAGTTCTTTTCCTCTACGAGATGAAGCAACTGCTCAACGGGCGTCAGCGACCTTTTGCCCGGTGGCTTGACCGGCTCAATGCCTTTGTTTTTAGCCTGCTCAAGAATGTCGCTAACCGCTTCTTGAATGCGGGCATCGTTCTCCATAGCGGAAACCTTCTTGGCATTCTTGGGCTTCAGAAGGCTTTGAACCGTGCGATAAACGCGACCACCTTCATCCTTGCGGGCGTCGTTTAAAATCTGCGTGATTAGCTCGCGCTGTTTTGGATGCGCGTCGGCAATCTCATTCAGTTTGTTTTCATCAAGCTCTTTACCCAACTCGGTCACAACTTTGGTAACGAACGACTCATATTGCTCGCCGCCAAAGCGTTTGTATTTCTCTTGCAACAGGAAAAGCTGCGGGTCATGCGCGATATTCTCCAGTTCTACGGAGTGACCAGCCAAAGCTCCGAGGGCCGCGCCGCGACGACTGGTTTCAGAGGTTGCTAACTGGTCAAGACGACGGGCAATGTCGATGTCCATCACGCGCTGACCATTAACCATCTTGGCGAGATTGCCGTTCTCGATATTCCACTGGATGCTGCGGATAAGATTCGCATTCAGGTCAACCGGACGGTCATTCGCGGTTTCCAAATCTTTCTCAAGTATGGAAATCAGCTTGCGGCCTTCTGCATTGAGATTAAAATCAGTGTTAAATTTCCACAGCTTCACCGGCATGTCGCCACGACGCTTATCCAAGATGGTGACTGGTTCGGCGTCAATGCCAGCGTCTTTAAAAGCCTGACCAGCGTAATCCACGGAAGCTTGACGTGAATCGGGAGTCAGTGTGGGACGACCGGCAATCTCCTTCTCGCTGCCCATGACTTGCGTGGTGACTTTTGGAGCTTCTTGCTGCTCAAGCTCGGAAGCCAGCTTTGAATTAAACTCATTCTCATCAAATTTCGCATCGGCATGATTAGTCCGCACCCATTCCAGAGCAGCTTGAACCGCTTTAACCACGCTGTTGGTCGCCCTTAACGTCGCGCGGGCAATCGTCAACGCGCCATCCAGAATCGCAGGCTCCAAGCCTGTAATTCCGGTGAACGTCTTGCCACGGAGCTTGCCCTGCAACTCGGCCAGTTTCGCCTCAGCACGTTCCAACGCGCTCTTTTTAGACTTCGCATCAGGAAAAACAGACGGGTCTAATTTTACCGCGCGCAAACGGTCATCCAGACTGGGAGCCTTAACCTTTTCACCAGTCCGCTCTTTGACCGGAGTTAAATCCGCTGACTCCACGGTTTGAACCGCGCCTGTGTTATCGTTCTTAACCTCGAAATAACGCTCGGCTGGCAAGTCGCCCTGTGCTCTTGGAAGCTCGCGGACGATGGTGTGAAGCTGCGGGCTGGAGCCTACGCGGACTTTTGAGATTTCTCGCAATCCTGTGGATTCAGAAATTGGTTTTGCTGCCGCCACCAACAACCTCTGTTTTTCCGCATCCGTAAGTGAATCCTCAAGGCCAATTATTTTACTGGTTCTTGTCGATGGCTCTCCAGACGCGAGTTTGCGAAGCCTTTCTTCCTCGCTTCTCAGCCTTGCCTCACGCGAGCCTGATTCCAGTTCGGACGCAAACTTTTCTCCTTCCGCCACCCCCTTTATAGCAGCGTCCAGCCGCTGTTCCAGCGGAAGCAGTTTTCTGGCTGTGCCACCCGGCTCAATCTCCCATTCAGCGAGCTTGAAATCTTTTGAAAATCCATTGTTTCTGATTTTAACGCCGTATTCGCGCAACAAGCTGCCAATGTTTTTTTCAGCCTCAATCGGGAATTGCAATGTCACAGTGCCAATTGGATTTGTTTTAGCCTTTAAGGACGGTGTTATGGTTTTAAGGTCGGAAATAAAACGACCTTGCTCACTGCCGTCAATTTTAGCTAACGGCGCACTGGTGGTTTCGGGTAGAGTGGTTTTAGTTTGGGGTTCATTTTGGATTTGGGACTTTTGAATCGCGGGCACTTCTTGGGTAGATGGAATGGCAGGTTCATCCACCTTCTGCACCTCAACTGGAAACGGCGGCTTGTAGCTGGGGTCTTTTGCAAGAGCTAATCCCGCGCTTCCGGTTCCGGTAGCGGCCTCGTAAGCCTCACGAAAAAACTGGCCGCGATTCGCCTCAATCATGCCCTTGTCGAAGTCGCCAGCCTTTTGATAAGCCTGCGAATCTTGCGCCGACTTTTCCTGCGCTGATTTAAGCGCGGTCAATTCTTCGGGCGTTTTGATTGCCTGTCCAACGCGGTAAGCCTCGCCAGTTAAGCCACCTTCCGTGTTTCGTGCGAATTTAAAGAACTCATCCAGCGGCATTTTGGCGACGGACTGGACGCGGGTTGGAATTATTTCAGGTTCGGGTTGAACTTGTAAGGATTCCTTACCAGTTGGTTCTGGAGTTACTTTTTCAACCGGCGCAACGACAGGCGGGATTTCTTCACTCGCTTTGGCAATTTCCCGCTGTTGTCGAAGTGGTGGAGTTTGACCCACTGGTGTCCGAATTTCTGGTTCAGGAATGCTCTTTGAGATTGGGATTTCGCTGGCATCTGTGTTTTCAGGTTGAGTTTTAACCGGCTCGAAAGTTTTATCCAGCTCGACGGGCTTTCCCGTGTCTGGATTGATGATTGGTTCGGGTGCGATTTCTGCGGGTGTGGCAACATCAGCTTGTTTTGGTTTTGCCCCCTTTATGGCATGAGCACCACCAGCAGCCATCAATCCACCCATGAGAATGTTTCCGACATTCATCACGTTTTGAGCCGGAGTGTTTTCTTTCGCGTTCTTGACTAAATCAAGTGCGCTCTCGTAAGTCATGTGCGCGCCTTGGGCACCAAAAACAATGCCCAACGCCTTTTTGACGAGCATTGGCGTGGCTGGCCCACCCATCGGAAGCGTGGCAATACCACCGGGGGACGCAACTGAATTGACCACATTCGCCGCCCAAGCATGAAGCCCTTCCATCGCCGTTTTTGGATTCTCTGGAACATCAAGCAGGGGCTTGGTGGATTCAAAAATCCCCATGACGCCACTCTTGGTTGTAGGGGGTGCTGATTCGAGTGGTGGATTGGCCGCAAGCTCGTCCTCAGTCTGTCCCATGATGGCCTCTACTGGGCCTGACGTGCGTAGAGAGTGAAGCGTGTCGGAAATCCGCTGACCAAAAGTGGGATGATACTCCCGCATTTGAGGAATTGGTCTTTCTGCCTCCGCTGGCTTCGGCGGTTCAACATCCTCAACACCATCCAAGAAGTTTGCAGCCGACCGTTTTTTTGTTGTGGTAAGGCTTGGTGCCACGCTCAAGGCTTGGCTTGTGCCTGCATCGTTATTTGAATCAAGAAAATCAGACGCCTTCATAGCGGGTTTTTACTCGAACCCGAATTTCTGCTTTAGAATCATTTCAGCCATCTTGCGGTCAAGTCTGCCATTGAGAGCAGCAGCTTTCACATCTTCTGCTGACTTGAATTGGTTTGCCCGCTGTTCTGGCGTCACTTTTACCACAATGTTTCCAGATTTATCAAATTGATTTCCAATCTCATCCACAACCAGCCCACCTTGGATGGGGGTAAGGACTCCAATGGGTTTGGCGGTTTCCTGCGAACGCAACCAAGGCGGCGTGGAAGTGGGCTTATAGCGTCCAGTGGTTGAATCCAGAATGACGCCGTTTTGGTCAAGCCCTTGTTTCTCAATCGGGGCCAAAGTTGTATCCAGCTTGGATTTTCTTTTTTGCAAGGCGTCAAACCAGCTTGTATTTGGTGTTGGCTCTAATTGGAATGGAACGGCGTCAGCCAATTTCCCACCGCTAAAATAGTCGTATGCCGCAGTAAGTGGATTTATACGCGGCAACATTCTAAGAACTTTATTTTCGACTTGGTTATACCAAGGCGGAGCTTCGTATTTTGGAGGAGTTTCAGTCAAATTGCCCAAAACAGATTTTTGATTCTCATCTTTCGCCAAGTTGGAGGTGAAATTGTATTGCTGACCAATCTGCTCACGGGCTTGACGGTTCTTTTCCCAGATGGCGGCTTTTACAATCGGATTGGTATTTGGCAACGCCTGATTCAACTCATCTAGAGAATTGAAATGGCCTTCTGCGGCCAGAGCATCAGCGGCAATCTCGCTATCGCGGGCATCATTCAGGGCAATCTTGCGATTATCCTCGGCGGCTTTGAAAGCATTGTTGGCACCAATGCGCTGGCGGTCGATGTTTTGCTGTTCGCGGTCAAGTCCGGCTCCGACATCAAATTGATAACGACGGAAATTCAAAGCCTGCTGCTGCGCCTGCTCATCAGCCTGACGCTGGGCATCGGCGCGACGCATCGCCGCGATGGTGGTAAAGTAATTATTGCGCTCCTCGTTGGCCCGCTCAAATGAGTTAAGATTCTGACGCTGGACATTAGCATTCTGATTGGCGTAACCAGCACGTTGCTGCGCTAATCCGTCGAACGAACTGGAAATTATGGGTTCAAAAGGCATAAATTATCCTCGGTAAGAAAGGCTCGCAGGGTCGTTCTCGTTTTGATTGTCCTGACTCGCGGGGTCAACAACTTGGGCGTCCACGTTGTTCACTTGCTGATAACCGCTGTTGTTAGTGCGCGAACTCACGTTGTAGGGATAAATCTTCCCATTCTCGACGCGATAGAGACTTCCTGTTTTCGGGTCGCGGTAAAGATTTCCACCAGCCGGTTGCAACGTCTGTGCCCACGCGCCTTGCGGGAGTTGTGATTCAGGAGCAGCAGGAGCCGGTGCAGCCGTGGATGTCGGATTATTCAACGCGGCATATCGAGAATTTCCACCAGTGGTTCCAGTCGGATAGCTGCCTGCGTTAAACGTGGTGACAGACGGGGCGGTGGTATTCACACCAAACGTGTCTTGCAAGCCCTGATAGCGACTTCCGCTGTATAGATTGTTAAGCGCAGACAGGTTGGAAATATCACCGGATTGCAACGCCTGATTAGACGCAAGAATCTGCTGCTGAATCTGAATCGGAACCGCCATCGCCTGCAAGTATTTGATTGCCGCCGAAATATCCATTCCCGCCGTTTGCAGCTTCAAATTCTGGATGGTCTGCGCAGTAGTCGCCGCGTTGGTGTAATCCTGCTGCGCTTGAGGCGCGGTGAAATTAGTCAACTGCTGCACCTGCGCGTTGCCCTGCTGGGTGGCAAGCGGGAGCGCGATGTTCTGCAACAAGTTTTGCTGCGCGGAATTGAGTCCGGCCTGCGTGTTGTAGTTGCGTTGTGAAATCTGGTCAGCCAGCGGCAACTCAACATCACGCAACAGGCTTGCGCGGTCGCGGGACTGCTGCTGTTCCAGTGGCAACTCCATGTTACGAAGGATGTCATTCTGCGCGGAATTAAGCTGCGCGCGCGTATTGTAATTACGGTCGGCGATATTGGACGCCAGTGGCAATGAGAAATTCTGAAGTTGGCCGATGCCAGCCTGCTCCTGCTGTTGCGCGATAGGCAACTCAAGATTCTGCAACAGTGAATAACGCTGGTTAATTTTGTCGCGTTCGAGCGGCAGACGGATATTCGCCACGCCGTCAGCCAGCAACTTCTCCTCGCCACCGCCCAAACCCATCGGAGTTCCACCAGAAAGTTTGTAGCGAGAAACCCCCTGAACCAGAGACTTTGTTTGAGCATCACCGATGTTGTTCGCCGCTTGGTCGTAGTTACCAAGCAAATCATTGGCGCGTTTGATGATGTCATCCTGCCGCGTGTTAGCGGTGTTAATAAGTCCAGAATAACGGTCGTTCAACGCACCGCCGGTCGCGGCGAAATTATCATTGATGCTCTGCAAGGCATTGTATTGTTCCGGCAACATGCCATAGGCGCGGGCAACCAAGGCGTTCTGGTCGGCCTCGGTGCGGCCAAGGTTGTCACGCAAACCGCTGGTGATGTTTCCAGTGGTGTCCGCGTATTGGTTGTTGATTTGACGCAGAGAGTCGTATTGCTGCGGGAGCAAATCAGTGGCGGTTCGCAGGACGTTATTTTGATTGGACGCGGTATCACGCAGGATGTCGGAATAACGGCTGTTAAGATTAGCACCAGCACGGGCATAATTGGTGTTAAGCGAATTGAGCGTGTCAGCGAATGGCTGGATGTCATAAGCATTACGGTCTTTGTTATAGGCGGCGTCAATCGCACCAGAGGCTTTGCGTGTGGAGTCAAGCAAGGATGAAAAATCCGTGATGCCGACAGACGGCTTGAAGCCGTTCAGCAATGTATCAGTGATATTCGCCACCGGCTCATTCTTGGTGACGCTCAACGCGGCATAACGACTGGGGCTGTTGGCAAGCTGCTGTTGTGACTGGCCGTTGGTGTAAGTCTGACCGCCGTAAGTGCCAGTGAAGGCTTGTCCCATTTCATTCACGAATTTAGAGCCGTCCCAGCGCGGAGTTCCCGTGCTTGGAATCTCGTAGCGATTGCGCGTCGGGTCATAAACGGGAGGCAGCGGCGAAACAGTGGTGCCACTGCCTGGTTGTTTCACTGGATTAGTGTAGCCGGTAATAATCCCACGATTGCCCACGATTGGTCGGCTGGAATACATCTCACGCACGGGCGTCTCACCCGCCAGATTTTGATATGGCGCGAAATAGGATTTAGGGATGACTGCTGCCATAATTTTATGAAGGTGTCGGAATTGAGCCAAGGACGGCGATGGATGTTTTCTTGCGCCACTCCTCGTTGGATTCCTCGGTTTGCTTCTGCCAGTTTTTCATGTCGGGGAAGGCCGAAACCACCTTGGCGGGCAACGGCACGGTTGGAATCTTTGGAATCACGGACTGGGGCGCACTGGAATGAGTGTTGGTCAGTTGGGCCTGCTTTTCTTGTCGGGTTGCCATTGGCGTGAACGGTTAAAGAGTTGATACCCCCAAACTTTTGTCTTGTCAACGCTTTAAGACTGTGCGACCAATGGACTGTCTTTCGCAAAGCGAGGATGATTATGGCATTTGACCAATACGGAAATTACGTGGCTGGACTCACCGATGACACGGGTTACGTGACTCCACAGAACGGCAATGGCGTCCAGATTGGCGTGGGGGTGCCAGATGAAAATACGCCAATTTCAATTCTCTACGTTGTTGAGTCAACGGGAGCGACTTATTCCAACCCAAGTCAAACGCCTGATGGATGGATTTTGATTTCTGGCGGCGGCGGAACCTCCATCGCGCAAGTCATCATCAGCAACGCGGACAATCCCAACGATGCCTCCATCGTCCCTGATGACCCGTCCTTGGGCGCAATTTTCTATCAAGACCCTGACGCTGCTCCATACAACCTTTGGTATTGGTCGGTGGCTCAAGGGGCTTGGGTGCAACTGATTTCTCCAGCCTAACTATTGAACTAAAAACACAAACCCACAGCCCGCTCTTACGATGTGCTGCGAACAAACCTACTCCCTAAACGTAACAAACCCAAACGATGCCGGATTACTCCCCGACAATCAAAACCTAGCCGCCTTCTTTTACCAAGACCCAGCGGTGGAGCTTTACAACGAATGGCGTTGGAGCGTGTCGCAGAAACAGTGGTATCAAACTGTCGCCCCAGCCTAATTTTTATGAAGAAATTTTCAATCATCTCAACACTTCTTTTGTGTGTGGTTTCTGCGTTTGGGCAGCTAAAGCCATCGCCTTGGACGACCACATCTGACCCGATTGTAGCCCGCGCCGGACTCCAGATAGCCACCAACTACAACGTGCTTGGCGGTCAGGCAAATTTTGACAATGGTGGAATCACCAGTGATGGGTTTGGTGATTTGCTGCTGAACCAGTTGAATGCCACGATGATTTTTGGAAGTTTTTTTGGGAATGGGAGCGGGATTACTGGAATCAGTGGAAGTCAAGTGGTTGGCCCTGTTCAAAGCGCGATAATTGCTTCTCGTGCCACCAATGCAATTTTTGCATCCAATCCAAACGGACTTACCCCACAGTTGGTTTCCTCCCTGATTCAACCGGGCGGGAACGTGGTGTTGGGCGACTCGTTGGATGTCTGGTTTGTAACGAATTTTCCCGGCTTCTTTGGAAACGGGATTTTAACCAATGGCGCGGTTGTTTGCGGCGGAACTACGAATGCACAGGTGAATGGCGTTGGCTGGTTCACAAACGGATATACGCTTTTGCCCGGTGAGGCTCAAGCCTTTATGAATCAAAGCTGGCTGATGCTTGAGACGAATTATATCGCGCAAAAAACCGGCTGGAATGTGCCGCTGGATAACGCGCTTTGCGTCAGCGGAGCGGGCTACATGAACTATGGCGACGCTGACATTGCGGGCAGCGAATTTGAAGGCTATCAGGCGTTCGCCAATGGAAATACCTACAACGCCAACGGAACCAACTCGGTGTTTTTTGTCGGTGGCATGACGAACCGGCTTGTTTTCTGGGGCACAAACAACTGGGGCACGACCAACGATTATTATGTGGTGCAAGGCGGTGTGACATACGCTAATCCGAATCGTGGAAATGATTGGCAGACCAACATTTTCATCAGCGGCACTTACGGCGGGAATGTTGCGGCCAGCATTGTTGGCGCGCCGAACAAGTTGATTTCCGTCCGAAATTATCCAGCAAAATTCGCAGGCTCTTGGGGTGCTGGCAGCACAAGCCGCGTTTATTACCCTCCATTTTATCAGAATACTTTCGCCAACGACCCTTTGATTTATTTGACGAACATCAGCCCGTCGGTCACCGGCATTCGCAAAAGCCTTTTTCTGCCGGGTTCGCAGAACGACCGCACTTTTACCTATGTCCACCGTGGGACGAACGGCGCACCAACATTTGTAACCAACATTTTCAACTTCGTGCTGCAAAACCAGCTAGTTAAGTTGACTCAAATTGGGCGTAATCTTGGATTCCAATATATCCACGGTGCAACCATACCGCTTTCTCCAAGCTCCATTTCATTACCGGATTTGATTAACCTGAACTCGGCCTATTCATCCAATAGCGTCCGCACGAATTTTGATTCTTTTTACGACTGGCAGGCTTCCAACTCTGTATATCAAGGCAACAACGCCTATTATGCGGACACCACACATCCAAACGCTTTGCTGGCGGGTATTGAAGCGACTAATCGCGCACAGTTTTATGAAGTCACAAAGTCGGCGGTCAATCCGAGCGTAAACTGCATTGGTTATCGCGTGGGCTATTTCTCAACCCCAAGTTTTAGCTGGGGAACCAACATTTTAACGAATGTTCCCGGCTGCATCATTCAAGGACTGGCTGCAAATTCAAAATATCAGATTCAAATCAGCGGCTATGCGACAGCCAGCGGCAACGGCATCGGTTGGGCGGTAAGCAACTCCGTGGCTGTTACCAATGCCAACATTGTTGACTCCTACAATATCAACAATGGGAATGGCTCTCACGACACGCAGGTAACTTTTGGAACAACTGTCATTGGTTTCAGCGGGACTCCAAGCGCAAATTATATGTATGGCAAGCTGAACAACGGCGGGGCGACTTCTTTGCAGGTAATGCTTAATGGCACATTTACAACTGGAAACGCATTGACGGATGTGGCCTTCCAACTTTGCACTGGAGGCGCAACACCCGGCTCGACTATCACTGTGATTCCGAGTGGCATGACAATGACCATAACGCCACTAAGGTAAATTGAAACTCGCCGCCGCCATCGCATTAGCCGCCTGCCTTACCTCACAGGCTGACAGCCTGTTCACTTGGCCGGATGCCACGAACAAGGTTCCCGGCTCGGCTACGACTGTTTGGCAGGGTAACGCGGCAACTGGAAACTATGCTACGCCCTATCTTTCGATGTCCAACAGCCTTGCGTTCAGCGATGGCTGGCTCAAGGACGGTGTCAACTATTTCGCTTTCACCCAGATTTGCACCAACAAGCAGGGAAAGCAGGTCATCACGCCGTTTAGTGGCGAGGTTCAGGTTTGGAAGATTCCATCTGCGACGCTCAATGTTTTGACAAGCTCCGACCTCGGCGTTAACTGGTCGATTCAATCTTCGGTGACATTTCCGACGACGGAAGCCCAAAGATTCTGGAAGTTGCAGATGATAAAAATCAACGCGGTCAAATACTCTGCGTCGCCTTGAAAATATGGCCGAACAATTCCTGCCGGAAATCGAAAGTCAGATGTTTATAAAGCCAGTTGAAGCCGTTCCTCAGAACATCGAGGGAGTTTTGACGCAGAGCCAGCTTGAAGAATTTGACGAGCGCGACAGGCCGGTGCTGCTTGCAATCAGCAAGCTTGAATACATCATCCGGTGGCAAAACGCACAGTTTGTAATTTTCGTCGGCCAGTCGCGGCAGTCCGAGGCGGCTTTGATTAAAAAAACGAACGCTGGCAAACGAGCCTGCCTCTGGCTGGGAGGCGTGGTTATTGCTGCAATCATAGTGGCGGTTGTGAACAGGATGTTTGGAACATGACTCAAATCACTTTAGAACTGTGCGAAGGCTTGCGGAACCTAACGGGTGCAATCCCGCGAACGCTGCCGCGTCGTGTTCTGGTGGTGGATGATGACAAACAGGACGCCACGATTCTTAAACGCGCATTAGACGACATCGGTTGCTCGGCGGAAATCGCCACATCCGGCGACATGGCGATTGAACTGGTAAAAAGTGCCCGACCATTCACCAGAATTTTCCTCGACCTCGCATTTCCAGTCGGCAGAAACGGCGTGGAAACCCTGTCCGAAGTGCGCCAGCTTGCTCCCTTAACGCCAGTAACCATTGTCACCGGACATTTCAGCGAAGAGCTTTTGAGCGCGGCCAAGGCTTTGCAATACGATGTCATTGATAAATTCGTTGATACCGAGAAGTTGAAACAGGCGGTGGTCAAGGCGATGGGGTGAAAATAGTCCTTGAAAGCCAGAATAAGAGGCGTAGCATTTATTTTATGAGACTGATTACTGGATTCGTCACCGCAACCATCCTACTTTTTGGAGCCATCCTTTTCTGCCACGCGCAGCCAATCGTTTACAACGAATTTACCACCAACGCGGTTCCGCCTGCTTCTGGCCAACTGGCCCAGCTTGAAAGCGGAATCACCAAGCTCATTGAGGCCATTGGCAGTCTTGGTGCGGCCATCCTTATTCTCGCCCGCGTTCTTCGCAAACTGGTGCCTGATGGGTGGCAGACCGGAATCTTTGGCCGATTGCTCGCACACACAGCCCTCGAAGTGAATCCGCAGCTTACGCCGACGCCGCCTAACGTGGCGAAGCCAAGTGTTGAATTGAAAGATGTTTCCACCGGAGCCACGGTTGAGCCGGTGGAAGTTCCACAAACGAAGCCACCTGCGGTCTGAAAATTATGCAATCAATCCATACCATCCTCCCTGTAATCGCCCTAATCCTTGCCGTGGTCGGCATCGCCAAACCCGCTTGGCCGCTGATTCCAGTGGCGGTTATCCTGCTTGCGGTGAATGCGCTGGTTAAATCCTGAAACACCATGAAAAAACTAACCCAACTTCTTTTAATCACAGCCTTTGTAACCACGTTCCTGTGTGGTGCAAGTTGCAAGGTCGAAACAGTGGCTTACAAAACCACGGATGCAGTCGGCAATGCGGTCGATAAAGCAATGCAAGGACTCGCTTCCTACGAGGTTGCGCGCGCCAAGAATGCCCTAGGAGCGACCGCAACCCAGTCCCAGTTGTCCGCGTGGGTGGCATCTGACAAAACGTGGCAGGAGGCCAGCCAGAAGCACGGGCAATACCTTCAAGCCTACAATGCTTGGTGCGCGGCCAATGCCGCTGTGATAGCTGCTGGAACCAATGGCTCGGCAATCGGCTCCCCGGACTTCCAGACGCGCGCAATCAGTGCGGCAACCGACCTGACCTTGTTCATCGCTCAATTCGTCCCGTCAACCCCAATCGTCCGATAAAATCTTATGATACCTCCCCAGCTTTGGTCTATCCTAATCCAAGCCGCCATTCCGCTTGGAGCCGAACTTGTGACCGACATCGTTTTGCTCATCAAGAAAGAGGCGACCGCCCCGCTGACTGCCGCTGACTGGGATGCGCTGTCAGAAAAGTGGGGAAAGAAAACTGCTGCTGGCTATCTGGCCGACGCTCTGGCAAAGTCTGGAGCCGCTTAATCTACCATCCACCAAAACACCAAGGCTCAGGTCGAAAGGCTTGGGCCTTGAATTGTTTTAGGCTCAAATTTATTTGGGTCTTGCGGCTCCGAAACCTTTGCCACCGGAGGCCCGCTGTAATCATTCACGGTTTCGGAGTAAAGAGCCTGCAATTCAAGTTCGCCCAGCAGCTCGCAGCGATGTTCTGAAATACCTTGCTTCAAAGCCACATCAACTATCTTTGATGCCTCCACTTCACCTAACAGGAAATCGTAAAGCGAATGACCGGCTGGCGCACCACATTTCGTGATGTCAATCCGGCCAATGGCTCGTTTTAACTGTCGATTCCTGCGACCCTCTGGCAACCGGCGATTTCTTGGTTTGCGGGGTTTCATTGGCTTTTTATGGCTTCGTCAATGGCGTGGCGACCTTGTTTCTTTTCTTGTTCTGGGAATCCACCATGCGCTCGTGTCTCCATTAGTTTAAGAAATTTATTGGGATAAAGTATAGCAAAGTCGAGCCATTCCCTATCTTTCCTCGCCTCTGCCAACTCTTCCAGTAGCTGCTGACCGGAAGTGGTGGAGAGGGCGTGAGTGTAATGGCAGTTATCAAAGTTTTCACCCATTTCACCACAAGAACAGAGCGGGCAGTTTTCTGTATTATGAATCAGCAACAATAAGTCTTTCGCTGCCACACAATCAGCCTGCAACTTTTCCAGTTCCTTACGCAGGTCATGTTCATGCTCGTGACACAGGCCGATATATTCTTTCAACTTTTCCAGTTCGGATGTTCTTAATTCATTCGTAGTTTGAATATGTAGATATTCTTGCTGCTTTTTAAGCCAGCAAGGTAGTGAAACTCTTTCCAGTTCGGGGGATGGTTGGCGGGTGTTCCATTGATTTACCTGCGATGGCCTAATGAACTCGATATGAAATTGCAACGGGCAAATATCTGAATGAATGATGTCATAAACTTTAAAATCATCATTCCAGTTGGGTTTCGCTTTGCACCAAGGACACGGCAGCAATTTAGTTTCGGGTGGGGTCATAGGGTTATTCTTATCACAGAACGCTGTTGGACAGTCTGAATATGTACATTCATCTGGATTTTCACATTGTTTCATTAGTTGTGGCTGTAAGGCCAATTATATTTTGATGTCTTCATATCATTTTCCTTTCGGGTTGGGTCATAGGTTATTTGTTCCTCTTTTTGTATTTCGGTAATGCCATGTAAAAAGGCTGATTGGGTTTACCATCATCTTTAACAGCGCAAAGTTCTTTGGTAATTGCTTCCAAAACATCTTTGGTAAGCTCTGGAGTTCTTTCTCTTTCAATAACAAAACAATGATTTGTCGTGCTTTCAGCCAACAAGACAGCGAGCCTTTCGGCTCTGGAATCACATAACATTATTTTCATATAAACCTTTCCGGCCAAAATGTGCGGCAGAAGTGTTTCATTTTATGTGTTTCCACCAAATTCCTTTAGCTATTGCCACTACTTGGCTTTGGCTAACTCCAATCTTTTTAGCAAAAATCACTTTCTCGCCATATTTCCATTTATGGGTTTTAATATAGCGAACCACCTCTTCGCTTAGTTTACTGACTGGGTGTTTAACTCCTCTTGCGGTACCTCCCTTGGCGCGTCCTTTATTTGAGCAATCTTTTGCGTTTTCGGCATATGTTCCAGCGAAAAGATGGTCGGGATTAACGCAAGATGGGTTGTCACAACGATGGCAAATTAGATTTCCATCTGGAATCTTGCCGTTGAGAATTAAAAACGAAAATCTGTGGGCACCAATTACCTTGCCGGAGCCTTTAGAGAATTGTCCGTAACCTTTTTTAATTTTGCATCCAGTCCAGTTCCAGCACTTTCCCAATTCAGGAACATGGCTTGGAACCGGCCCGTTTTTATCAACCTTAGACCAGAATCTTTCCAGAGCAGTTTTCATTGTCGCATTTTGAGGAATCCCCGTGCGCCGGTATGCGACAACTGCGGCAGGGCCGCGAAGTAGCCTTTCGGCCTTCGGCGCACGGGAAGATGAATTTAAATTGTCGCATGCAAGGAGCATAAATTAGGATTCCACAAAGTCAATAAATTCTTGAATGCTGCGGACTACTTTATATCGCTGATTCAACGCATTCAACAAATGCCCCACACCTAACTGTTCACTCGAAAGCTTTCCAGTCTTGGTCTTGGCCTCGATAAAGAACACGCGGCCATCATTGGCGGCGATTGTGAAATCTGGCTCCCCAAGAGTTCGCATTGCCCTGTGTGCCATAGACCCGTGGAATGCCAGCCAGCACCTACGTTTACATTCACCCTTTATTTGCTCGTGCAGCTTGCTCTCGACGGTGGATTGCTCTCCAGCTTCACGGCTGTCAGCCAGCGCATTCCTACCACCCTGCAACTTTCGTTGCATCATTAAATAGTCCGCGTGTGAGATTGTTGGCATGGTTATTTGGAGAAAAGGTTTTTGGCATAATAACAAATGGCCAGCTCAAGTGTTTCCGCTTCTTCATAATCAGTCCGATGGCTTTGGGAAACTCTCCACACACCGCTGCGCTCCCATATTTGAATCGGGTTCGCATGATGTTTCGCAATAGCCTTCAACACTTTAAAAGCACAAGCGGCATCAGCAGACGGTTGCCACTCCCACGCTTCTTTGTCTGACTGGTGGCTTGCGCTATACCAAGCCCAACCATCATTTGTGGCCGCGTCAGCATATTCTTCCGGCGTTTTTGCCAGCTTTCCGGTTTCGTAATTACGCAGCTTCCAACCCATGACATTTTCAGCCAAGAATCGGTTCAGTTCGATTGTTTCAGAGTTTTTCATAAATTTCAAGTCTCCAAATCCCGCCCATCATCCTCATGGCTCGCGCGTTCGGATTCAATTTCTTCATTGGTCATTTCAACCTCGCCATAACCTTTGCATGCGGGACACTCATCCCACGTCTCAATAAACAGACCCTTAATCATCTCCCATAGCGTCAGCTTGCGAATATCGTCGGCAGGTATTTCACCGCTTCCAAAACACGCCTCGCAAGTTTTCATGTAAGGCGGAAAGAAATTTGATTCGCGTCCAGTCATGCCATCGGGGAGGTTGAAGTTGGAGGTCATTTGGTATCCAATTGCCTAGCCTCCATCATTGCGTCGGCGATTTCGTAGGCCATTGCGCAGATTAAAAATTTGTCGCAACCATCCATTCCGATGCGTTGAATTTCAGCGGAAGCGAACCTTGCCGCGAAATAATCACGTGCTTCAAGTCCCACATGGATAACCTGATTTTTACTAAGGTCATCGCAAACCATCGGAAACGCTGGAACAAACTCTTTTCTTAATTCGTTAGCTGTTTTCATAAATTTCACTCCTGCGCCAGAATCGGCTTGCTGGTTTTGGTCATGGAATCACGTCGTTGGTTTCGGCTTTGGGCTGCTCGCTAGGAATCACGATTTCATCCATGCCTTCGACGATTTGTTTTAGCATCCAAGGTTCTGGATTGGCGACGTATGCCGAATTGCCAATCTTCATCCGTGAACCAAGCGGGTAGCTCGGCCATATGCCGGTTTTTAAGCACTGGCAATAGAGTTTCAGCGCGCGCATAACCTTGGCCTCGCCGGTCTGCATGAACTCGCCTCCTTCGTAAATGGCCGGATGACGGTCAGGCGTCTCAAATGGTGCGCTGTTCTCTTGGATGATGAACTGCCAGCCGTCGCGGCGTTCACCTGTCGCTGCGTTATAGAGCGTCAAGGACAGCCATGCTTGGGCATCGTAGTTGTAGGTGTAAATCGACTTCTCAAATGCCCTTGGAGCTGCGCTTTCCGTGGTTTTTAAGTCACCCAGATAGCGGGCAAATGGCGATGGCTTTAAATCAAAGCCGTCAACGATTTCTTTCACTGGCTCAAAGTCGAGCAACGCTTTCAATGGGACAACAATTCCAGTGGCCTCGTCGTGATATTCGCCGACCAGCATCGTTTGCTTGCCTGAACTTTTAAGCAGTTCAACAGCAAAATCGTTTTCCTCCATCGCTTTGACCGCCGCGTTAGCCTCTGCCATGTCGGATGATTTAATGACTGAAAAACCCTCGCTCTCACGGTCAGACCGCCATCCTTTGCAATAGGTGGCGTTAAAGTTCCAAGGCTTCTCCTCACCCTTGGCCGCTGGATAGGTTTCAGGAGCCACCACAAAACGCCGCTGGAATGATTCAGGAGTCAGCAATGCGCAGTCAATCACGTTGCCCCAGCGGAGTGATTCCGAGTCGTCCTGAACCGATTTAAGCCACTTGTGGGGGCAGGCCAAGAACTTCATCAGCGATGACCGGCCCATGACCATCTTTGGATTACCAGCCACGACATCAGGCTCTTGGCGCAGATAGACCTCCGGCGAGATGTTGGAGCCTACCACCTTGCAGTTTTTGAAGGGAGATTTCACTTCTTGATTTCTCCATTCTCCACAACGAATACGCCGACATCTTCCGGCGTATTGGCAGGCTTCTCACCAACCACGGTCGCAAGAATCGTTTTCTTCTCCGAGTTGGCACGTTCGACGAACAGGAAGATGGACTTGCCAAGGGATTCGCCACGGTCAAGCAATTCTAGCCCAAATCCATCGGGATAAAGCGCGGATAGCTCGCTGGACAATTTCATAATCTGGCTGGTGGAAAGCATTCCCGCTTGTGTGCCTTCGTATTCAAAGGAGCCATCTTCGCCGAACTTCAACCCAGCGATTTTGCAGGACTCGTTGATTGAGGTCAGGCGGGCAATTTTCTCCTTGCGCTTGTCTCGAATGGTGCCCTCCTTGGCTTCAAGGTCGGCTTGCTTGGCCTTGCGCTGCTTGTCGCGCTCAAGATTCTTCTGATACTGCTCGGCCCGCACGTTCTGGGCAGAGGCATCAGAAAGATGCTTGTCGATTGCCGCCGTGTCAGGTGAATGCAGGGCCAGAATGTCAGCCTTGAGCTTGGTGGTATCAGGTGCGGCGGGCTTGGCAGGCGTAAGCTGCTTTGGATTGGCATCCAGCCATTTCTTTGTGGCGTCCTGCTTGGCCTTGAGTTCGACAAGTTTTGCCTCAAGCTCCTTGATTTCACCAGCCACGCGCTCAAACGACTCCTCACCGCGCTGAACGGTTGCATTCTTGCCGCTGATTTCATCCACGGTTTTGCGCCATGCCTCGGTATCGGCGTCGAATTTTGAGTTGATTGCCGTGAGTTCGGATTCAAGTTTCTCGCGGTCGGCCTTGGCCTTGTTCAAGATTTCAGTCCGAGCCGTGTTCAGCGCGGTGACATCAGCGGTTTCAAACTTCGTCAGGTCGATGTCGCCAAAGCCTTTGATTTCAGAGCGTAGTCCGCTGGCTGCTGATTCCAGATTGAAAAGCTCTTTATCCAAGTCGGTGGTGTCCACGCCAAACAGGTCGGTGAAATAGCGTTTGCGTTCGAGTTCGCTCATTTGAGCCAAGTAATCCTGATTCAGCAGAAAAGGGTTCAGCATTCGTTTGATTTCGGTGACAGGGCTGGCAACGGGCTTTCCGTCCTTCACAAAAACAACTGGACGCGCCTTCGTCTCGCCGCCTTTAGCAGAGCGATAAAACGAACGACTGATGACACCGCTATCGAACTCAATTTCGATTGAGCCTTCGTCTTTTCCGTGGCTGATTATGTCAGATGGAAATTCACCACCACAAACCCATCTGACACAATTAAGGATGGTGGTCTTTCCTTGTTTTATCTGGCCGTAGAACACCAGCAATGGAAGATTCAACTCAATGATTTCGTCGGCAATCATGCCGATGTTTTTGATTTTTAGTATTTTAGCTTTCATTTAATTATTCATCCCGATTTTTATATTAAGTTTGTGCCTTGGTGTTAATTTAACTCCTGTTTTTGCGCGTGATATTTTATTTCGAGTCGCCCTCGAAAGGTGCTTTCCAATCTTTGCTAGACTCAATTTGAGCCGAGTTTTATTTGAAACCAATCTTCCGGTTAGCCTTAGCGAAATTATTTTTCTTTGGGCCTCAGTTCGCTTCTTGCCAGAGTTGGCTAGGCTGATTTTATCTCGGTGGGCTTGCGAGATTGGAATTCCTTTCCGTGCTGCGCTCATCCTCATTCTTGATTCCAGCGAGCGAACCATGCCCCTAAGTGCTAAGCTTTTTTTGCGGCGGGATTCATCACTTTGAATATTTCCAACAGAACCCTCGCCGCCGATTGTTAAGTTGGTTAATCTCGCACCCGCATTTTTAAATGCGGCTATCCAAATACACTCCTCTATATGGGCAAGCCCAACTACTACTTGAATCACTATAATTTTAGGAGACAGACCCCGCCCAAGCATACTTAAAATCCATCTCGATTTATAGGTTTTAGACAGGCTTCTTGCCTCCCAAAGGTGAGAGGCAAGCCTAGTTTGTGGTCGAGCTACAGTTCGGCCCACATATCTAGGCATTCCAAATTCATCAACCAAAATGTAAATGTTTGTTTTCAATTTTAACTTTTATTTTCAATTTCAGCCAGACGAGCCTCGGCCATTTTGGTGGCTTGTTTCAGTTCTCCGACAGACATGGCTGAAAGCTGCATGTCGGGGTCGATTACGCGCTCATCTACAAGCCATTGTTGTAGCGCGACGACATCTTTGCATTTGGACTTGAGCAGGTTCCAGAGCGCACCCTTCGCGGCATCGAGTTCAGATTTGGTGGCAGAAGTCGCCGCCTTGGGGGTTCCTGCGCTCTTGCACCATTCCGCCAGCCTTTTTCCGTTCTCAATCGTGACTGGAGTTGAATTGTCGTCTGGAAAGCATTTGCGCAAGTCTGGGTGCGATGACTTGGTTGTGACGATGTTGTGATTTTGCAAAATCTCGAAATGGTAGGACATTTCGTAGATGAAATCCTCACTCTGAATTGGCGAAGTCACCTCATCCTTCACAATGACCGTCTTGCCGTTCTCTTTTTTCTGGCGGGTTTTATACTTCGCCCGCAAACAGACGATGATTGGAAGTGTGGATTGCAGCATCTTGAGCATAAACTTTTGATGCTCCATCTTTGGAACTTTCCAGTTATGAAGCCCAGCCTTCCCGCTGCGAACCTCGTTCTCGGTTGCCATGTCCAAGATGCCGCCAATGCCTTCGTGCTCATGGCTGGCTGAATCAATCACTAGAACATCAGCCTTGGCATCCTCCACCGCCTTGATGGCCTCAATGTAGCGTGCCGGACTGAACGGTTCACGCAACTCAATCACGTCATAACCACCCTCAATCACGTCGGCATACATGGAGCCTCGACCAGACTCGCTATCAATGAGAATGATTTTACCATTTGGGCCAGCCATGCCGCGAGCCAGCAAAAGCGCGGTCATTGTTTTGCCACATCCAGATTCGCCATAGACACCGATTAACGGTTTGATGCCCTGACGGGTTGCTTTTTTGATTTCCATATTTTTATTTCAATTTTTAACCGGCAGATTTTTAATTCAGGGCTTAAAAGTCCCCTTGTTAGCGATGATGTTGCGCATGATGGCGATGATGCGTTTGGTATTGGAGCGATACTTTAAACCAAAAGCGTAAGAACGATTTACTGCATCCTTTCCGAGAATGTGGTTGTTTTCGTGACCATCATATCCGTCAAAATCCCATTGCTCGAAAGCGCATTCAATCATGTCGCCCATGCGCTTCCCAAAATTGCGGCGCAAAACATTCTCCACACTAGGCTCTAGGGCAGCGATACTGTCGCTGAATTTGTTGAATAGGCGAATTGTTGAGCAGACCATTGCGCCCTTTGCACAGACGACGCATGGCTTACGCTTGCGGGCGTTAAAAAACGCTTTGTCAGCGGTGGTTTCATAGTCACCCATGCCAGCCTCGGGCTTGGCTAGAGATACATAAATTCCACCCTTGGGCCTAAAGTTACGAGCCGCGATTTGCTTGATAACATCCTTGGCAATCGCAACACGCTTTTGAGCCTTGGTCATTTTTGAGAACTTTTTCATAATTTCAATTTAAATGGTTGGTGGTTTGGTTATTTATCGAACTGCTTTTTAAGCAATTCTTCCTTATACCATTCAGGCAATCCGTGATTCAAGCGGCGGCGTAATTGAGGCCAAGCCCAAGCAAAAAGCTCCTGCATGATGTCCCACTCGCATTCTTTTTTGACATCCTCCGGCACTTCCTTCATTAGCTCGCCGATGTCCTGTGGGGCATTTTGCAGCACCCCACGTTCTTTCAAGTGAATGACAGCTTTCTGCCAGCGGGCACAAGTCGCATACTTGGCCGAAAGGATGTCCAGTATGTCGCCGCTGGATTTAGTCTTGTGTTCGTCGTCCCAAGTTTTGGAGTGAACTTCACGGAAAGCCTCGGATACAAATTTACCAAACAGGCATTTCTTATCACCTCCAAACAAGTCGTAATTTTTCGGCTTGATGACGACACCTTCGATTTTCTGACCGCCAAGCACGGATTCATTATCCAGCAAGGCCCGAAACTGTTGCACATCGTCAATCTTGCCGCAAAAAATCTGCTTCACCAATTCCAGCCCAAGCTCATCGGCACACACCTTTTTTTCTTCGGGAGTTAGATAGGATTCAATGCCTGAATTGACATCAAACAAGATGATGTGCTTGGCGGGGACGCGGTCATGCGCCAGCGCATTGTGTTTGGGTTTTTGCAGGTATTCACCTCGATAGGTGTAACCAGCCCGCATTTTGTCAGCCAATGATTTGACGGTTTCAATAGCTTTTTCAAACATGCCCTCCGGTGCCAGCATGTTAATCTGCGCACCTTTTGACCGGCATTGAAGCTCTCCAGCCTCGTTTTTGTAGAAGCTGAATTGAGAGCCGTCGATTTTTTCCTCAACTATGACCTCGCCTTTGAGCAAATCGGCGATTGCGGCATGACCAAGGTTGTAGATGGATGGATAAGAGCTAATCATTTGAATTAATCTGGTTGTTGGTTATTTAAAAAACTCCGCAATCTCGTGCAACGCCTTCAAAACCTGCTGGTCAATCTTGGGCGTCCATTGTTTCCTGCCGTTCTCAAGGTGGGTTATCCTTGCGCCCTTGTTCTCGCCCCAGCCCATTCGCTTGGCGAGCGCGTTGGATTTGACACCCAATGACAGCCGGTATTTGCGCGCCTTCTTGCCGGTCTTTGAGTGGCTTAATTTACCGGATGGCAGATAGACCAAAAGTGTTTTGAGTTGCATGACTGATTTATTAGACCAAAAGTGTAAAAATTGGTCAAGGTTTTTGTTAAGATTTATTTTACACGGATTTGGAGCGTTTAATCATCGCGTCAGCCAGCATGAATGAAATTTCAGCGACCTGTGGAACTATGTTCGGATGCTTTGGGTCATATCCGCTTGAGTTGTAGGACGCCATGACTCCAATCAGGGCTTGCGCCGCGAAATAATCACGCAGGGACATGCCGGGTTGCATGGATTCGACCGGATTTCCATCTGCTGTGCAAACTGCTTGAATTGGAAACGCTGGCCCGCCGTCATTTGGTTTGGTCATAAATTGTGTTGGTTGATTTCGTTGTAGATTTCCTCGTGTTCAAAACTTCCTGCAATGTGTTTTGGCTTTGGAATCATCTTCTTCCGCCAAGACCAGCCTTTTAATCTGGGATTGGCCCGCAGTTGTTTCAAATCAGCCATGACGCCGCGAACGTCATAACCAGTTGGCTCTTCGCCAGCCGCGCGACGGCCTGTTTTGGTGGGATTGTGTTGGGAGGTTTTCATAAAGTTATTCAAGCTGGTTCAACCTTAAAGCTGAACGATTTCATTTGAGTGCTTTCTACAACAATGGTGTGCGAGCCGTAGACCCTAAAAGTGTTTCCAACACCGAGCATTTTAGTTGGCTTCTGTTTAGGGTTGCCACCTGTCGCCCTTAAAAACGCCTGCCACATTGGTTTTGTAATCACAGTGACAACGCCCTGCTCATTACCACCGTTCGCGGCGGTCAACACCTGCTTGATTAAAGCGTGCATTATTTCCTCATCTTTTATTTTCTTCATAAAATCATCTTCCCGCAGTCTTGGCGGATTTAATTGTTTGTTTGAGACGTAGTGAAAACTTCATCGCGTCAACCATCGTCCGCAAGTTTGGCCGCGTGTCCGAGGCAACCAAGTCAACGAAATGGGCAAGCTGTTTAAGCTCTGTGGCTGTCAGGCCGATGAAGTTTAGGGGTTGAGGCTTTTTCATAAATTATTCAATGATGCGAACCGTTGTCGTGCGCTCAACTTTGACGATTTTGGCGGTCGAAAGCTCTTGGATATAAGGGCTGTTTCTGTAAGTGACATCGGTTGGCTTGTTGCAATATCTTGGGTCGCTGATTGGTGCCGATTCAGGCTCCATCCATCCGTAGCTGGTGGAATGCCCGTCCTCGTGGGTTATGCCCCAAGCCTTGCCGTTTTTCATCACCATCACTCCGGTTTCAATTTTCATAAATCACTTCTTTCTCATGCTTACCGACGCCATGTTCCTTGAATCAACCACAATGGTTTTAGAGCCATAGACGCGGTAGGTCGCACCGATGCCCAACCACTCGGTTGCGCCTTTTTCAAAATCAGTGCCACCACAAGCCCGCAGGAATGCCCTCCACATGGGTTTGGTGATTATTGTGACCACGTTAAGCTCGCTGTCACCTTTTGCCGCCAGTGTGACCTGTTTAATCAGGGCTGACATGATTTCTTTGTCGGTGGGCTTCTTCATAAATCATTCAATCTCAACCTTCGTGCAGGTCTTGTTTTTGAAGTCTAGAATTGAAGCCTTGATAACACTTTTATCCCACCGCGATTTCAGCTTCCAATCCCATATTATCATGGGCAGGCACAAGACTCCAATGGCGCATGCAATGACCGTGGCCACCGGCAATCCAACCGCGATAAAAAGTGGGGTGGATATAAACGCCTTTCCAATCAAGCTGCAAAGCGATGTCTGAGCCGGAATATCAATCGGGCTTTTCATAATCCGCTCCGGCAGATAGGCCAGATAAACCAGCCAGTGTTTTTTAGCCAGTCTCATAAAATTATTTATCAGAGTCTATTTTACCTCCAATGAAGGCAAAAAATGCGACCAGCCCACAAATCACAAAAATCCCATAGGGAACTCTCCAAGTGTATTCCGCGCCTTCTGGGGTTGGTGGAATCTTCTGGTGAATGGTGGTCAGCCCATACATGGTCAGCAACAGTGTTGGCAGGCATGCGTATATCAGTGTTTGCAGTTTTATTTTCATAAATTATTAATGCCCAAATGTGGGGTTAGGATTTAATTTCAAAGCCTTATCGACTTGCAGTGTTTGATGATGTCGATACATTGAGAGCAGGTGATTTTCTCTCTGGTGGTTTTCCAGTCTCCACAAGTTGCACTGTCGCCATCCAATGTTAAACCGCATAGCGTGTAGTCCTGAATCGCTCCATCGGCGTGAACCAAGTCGGAATCATGGGCTAGTCCGCCTTTGTAGTCTCGTCCGTCACCGTTAAATTTGATATTCATAAGCTGGTAGTCTTTTTTAAGCTTGATAGCCCTTCGCAAGCAGGGCCATTAGTTTTGGCGAGCTTTTCCACTCTTTGCGGCAAACATCTTCACCAACCGATATTTTGTGTAAAATGGCCAAGTGGATTTTCCATTCTTGGCGCATGCTTTGGGTCACTCTGGGGATTGAAATTCCAAGGTGGTCACGCAGTTTTTGTTCCATCCCACAGAAGCATGTTCCACCACCAGTTCTAGCGATTAGGATTCTAACTCCGCGTTCATTACATAGGTTTTTCTTTCTTGAATCGCGCTGTCTTTGGGCGTATCCATCAGCCCGTGTTTTGTGAAACTTGGGAGTAAATTTATAGTGCTGTTTACCTTGAACCTCAACCGCCATGTTTAAATCAGGGAAGTAAAAATCCAACTCCATGCCGAACAGCCAGTCGGGACGGTAATTTTCAAACCTGCGCTGATTTGGCAACCAGTGGCTTAACGCCTGCCCCATTAAATCTTGGAATCGGCTCATATTATACCCTGCATTGGATTGATTGTTTCTTCGGTTCCGCTCGTTGGCACGACAGTAAACCCAAGTCGGATTTACTGTTCGCCTTGAAATTTGTTTCTTTCGGACACACTTCGTAGCTTTCGAGGAGTCTTTCGGTTTCACTGGCTACCAGCCACACACCTTAGGCGATTTGCTCCGCCGTGACTCACAGTTGCCGCCATAGTTACGCAATTAGAGCGTGGCGACGTTGGCAGGGCTGTTCCCTGCTGCCTGCCGGTTTGTTTATTTATCCACAGGCCGTGATTTTTGCCCGTGGTCATAGCATTAACGCCAGTGGCAAAGAGGCTCAAATGGAACAAAAAGGTTCCGGTCATGCTAGCGCGGGCGAGACTTCGGGGGAAATTGCCCCATGACCGGAACCACCGTAAACTTTTTAGAACTTCATCGTCTCGCGCTAGCAAGCCTTTGAGTGCCGCAACCCTACCCCCGTTGTTTTTCTCCGTCAACATAAAACTCACTTTTGATGGTTGAAATTTTTTAGATAGCCGCCGTGAAACTGGCCGCCATAGGTTTCTTTAGGCAGCGACTTGGTGATGTCGAGCCTGACCGAATCAGCCTCTAAAGCAGTGTTGTAGGCCTCTAGAAGGGCCAAGGCTGCGTTTTCGTCCCCGCATGTCGCTCTAGACACTCCAGAGGCGTCCCGAAGCTCGAAAAGCCCAAAACGAACGGGTTGAATGGATAATCTGCCGTTGATTGGGTTCATTTGCCCTGCTCCATAGCTGTTAAAAACGCATGGACAGCCTCAACTGTCTTTGCGTTGTAGAGAAACTTGCTGTTTTTGATGATGGAAATAAGCTCCGAGGTAATGTCCCACCAGACTGTTGCTGGCTTTTAAAGTAATTTGTGAACATTGTGTCAGCAATAAATGATTGCGCCCGCCAACAGACGGCAGATGATGTGGGCCTATGAATAACTATCAAGTGTTCCTTAACGTCGAGGGATTTAAAGTCATCCACATCAAATCAGAAACATTTAAAATCCAAGATGGCTGGTTAATGTTTATAACAAAAGAGAAGGTTGTTGCCATCTTCGTGATGTCTCAAATCCTTGGCTTTTCTAACTCTGATGGTGTCGGAAAATAATCCTTGATTGGCAAGCCGTGGGAAAATGTTACGCAGCGTGACAAAGCAGAGTTACACCAGTGTAACATTTTGCCCCCAGTCTTGATTAACTTTTAATCAAGACTGAAAAAGCGGATGCTGCATGGACTTATCTGCAATTGATATTGCAGTAAGTCGATAATCCAGAATACGTGATTGAAAGAAGATTGGACACCATGTTTTGAGGAGCCTTAAAGTGTTTCGCAATTTCCAAGTTATCCTTTCCCCTGGTGAACATTTCTGTAACCACACCCCTGTGTTTCCATGGCAAAATCATCTCCATCGCGGACATCACCGCCAGCTTCTCAGAAAGAAACGCTTCTTCTGACTGGTCAGCGTCTCGTTTTATCGCCCAAATTGGGACTGACTGAATGAGTTGGCCCATTAGATTCGTTGGCTTGGTTGTATACTGATTTGGCTCGTCTATCAAAAGGTGAGACAACTCCTTCAGGGCGATAAACCTTTGCCAGCACACCGTTTCCTTTTCCGAAATCCAGATTTTTGCCGACCCAGTGCTTCTTACTAATGTCCCCTTGATAATGTCACCTTGGGGCTTGAACCACTCAAATGTGATTGGATACGATTTGGTGGTTGATAAACTTTTTTCTACGGCAGATTTCCAGTCGTCGGGAACAACGGGGACGGGATGCCCATGAAAAGAGGCGTAAGATTTTTGAACTTTCCCGCAAATTTGAATAAATCGCGGGACAACCGACATCGGTTGCGGGGACATTAGAACCCCTTAGGCGAAACGGTGGTTTTTTTACTGCGGATTATTGCCAGAGCTTCTTTGGCGAAATCCTCAACGGTGGTGCCTGCCAAATTCTCTTTTGTGTAGAATTTGATATCTACCAAGCCGTTTTTCTTTTCGGCTTCATACCATTGGTCAAATTCTTTTGCGGATGTCATGTTTTGTTTGGTTTTTATGGGTTAGAAATCGGAAGACCAGTGAACTACTTTAGAAAAAACTAGTTCAAAGCAACAAATCCCACCCACAACGGAGTGAATGTATATCACATGCAGACAAATTGCCAAGAACTTTTAATAAAAATTGTTGACAGTTTTTTAAATCACGCATTGCATCGAGCTTTAATGATAAATACTGCATTTTAAGCGTATTTTTCAAATTCATGATTTCAAAAATATTAGCAATTATGACCACAAATTGCAAATAGTTCACACAGTTGACCGCGCCAAAATTGGCGCTGTCTGGCTTGACCAGCGGCCTGATTTCACTTTCAATCATGGCTCAAATTTAGCGTTAGGGTAAGGGCAACCAGAAATTGCAACATTTCGTTATTGAAGCCTCTTGCCACGTTCACGCGCCTGCTCAGGCGTGTGGCTGTGTGCATTCTTCAATAGGGTGTTGCAACCCTCTGGTTGGTGCTATGGCTGCACGCCTTTCCTTTCGCCAATGAAGGGAAAATGAAAAAGACAATCCAATGGTTTGCCGCTTTTTGCGCCGCGTTCTTTCTCTATGGCTGCATCACGACGATTATTCAGATTAACCAGCCCAATGTTCACCCGACAGATTTTCAGATGGTTGCCTATCCGATTCTAAACGGCTTCATCCAGATTATTACGAACTTAATAACCCCGATATGGTTAATCATAATGGCAATCACCCTGAGCTTTGTTTATTCATCCGAAGCCAAAAAGCAGGCGAAAATTGACGCGGATAACAACGCTGAAAAGGTTTTCCCATGCAACGCCTGCAATGCACCCATTAGCTTTGCCGCCATGCGCAGGGGTGAAACCATTGAATGTCCAGTTTGCCAGCAGCCAACGGTTTTGGGGGTTGATATGGTTGCGCTTGAAACCTGCCCAGAGCCAGAACCGCAGCGGGTTAAAATTGATCCGCGAGAAACCGTGAATGAAAATTTTCTAACTGATGAAAGCATGCGTGAAAAAATAGAGGCTCGTAAAAAAGAAATCACCAATTTCAGGCTTTGGATGGAGTTGTTAAAATCTCTTACCGTTGGCGGCCTAGGCTGCTCTCTTTTGGCGGCTTGGTGGTTGTTTGTTTTTGGGGTGTTCTGCATTGTCTCCATAAAGTTTGTTGGATGGATTTTGCATAGCACTGGATGGTCAAACTGACGTGTGCGCCAGCATCTCCGCAATCGTCCAAGGCCGGTTTGTGAGATTCGCGGCCATCGCCGGTGTCCTGCCGTGTGCGCTGTGCTTGCGGGCAAAGTTGTAGTGCCAAGCAAAGAGTGACACGGCAAGCTTGTGGTTTTCCAGCTTCTTTGAGAAGCAAATGGTCTTGCGCGTGAATCGCTTTGAGAACGTGCGGACGCTTAGGTTTAAACGTTCGGCATGGGTGGTGGTAGCCAAGTCCATGTCTGGATTCCCTATGCGCTGGATACGCTTTATGGCGACAACGTAGGGCGTCTGGTAGGTGGGTTTAAGCGACGGGTCTTGCTTGTTGAAAACCTTTGTCTCCGTGGCGTAGTCAACATCGTGGCCGAACACACGGCGAACCGCACCACCACCGCGAAAATATCCGTGCCAAGCATCGGTTGATAACTGAAAGCGCATGCCCATGCGATGCTTTAAATCAGTCAGGAACGCATCGGCATTCGCTGAGGTGCGCTTGCCCACCAGCGAATTGATAATCATCTTGCTGGAGCTATCAATGCTTAGGAATGTGAAGAACTCACCTTGCTCTGGTGTCTCGGCATCATTGATTTTCTTGAACACGAACGAATGAATCTCGTCCACTTCCACCCATGAGGCTTTCACGTCACGAATCTTTTCATCCATGAAGCGTTGCGCCTTTTCTCCGGCCTCGGCAAGAATCGCCAGCACGGTGTCGCGGTGAAGTCCGGTGAATCGTTCAATCGCGCGGATGCCCATTGATTCACAGGCAAGATGGACGGCTTGGCAGGCGGTCTTGAAGTCCACCCTAAGACCGTTAAGTGGTTGTGACTCGCTAAATGTCTTGCCGCAGCGGAGACATTGATAACGCTGGACTAGGCGGTTTTTGTTCTGGAAACGACCTTGTTTCTTGATTTCATCGGATGCACAGCAATGACAGTTCACTTGACCTTTTCCGGCCAGCAACCTAGAGTGTGCCCGTATCTTCCAAGATACACACCAAGGGTTGTGGCCTTTGGTTTTGTCCCGCCAGTGCTAGTAACACTGACGGGACTTGATTTGGTTTGTTTTGCCCCACACTCGGCTGGCTTTTGCCAGCCGTTTTTCTTTCAGCGCATTGGCTTGGGGGTTCGTCCGATGCGCTGTTTTATTATCTTCATCTCCATGCGCCATTGATACCACGGACACGGCGCAGACCATCAAGAGAGTAAAAACTATTTCCGCTTCCGTTTCTCTGGAACAATGTGAATCCCAATTTTCTTACATTGTGCCCGCAAGGCAGAGAATCCTTCCGCTGTATAATACAGAACCATTTCCTTTGAATAAACCTGCTCCGCAATCTGGCGCATGGTGAAGCGGCTTGGAAACATTCGTGGCTGGCTTTTTATTTTCAGCAGTTTGTGCCAAACAGGGTTGTCAGCTTCAAAATCAACACCAGCCACCCCGATTTTTCCCTTAAAAAACTTGGCCGCTTCCGCCAGTTCTTTAATCGTGTCGCTGTCATGCGCCAAGACCGCGTTAATAAAAACTTCTGAAACCAAAGCCTTCCAATGATTGAAGTTTTTTTCCTCGTTGCTGATTTCAACTGGAAAATAGGAGCGTTTCCTTTTCATACTAAACCTCCGGCTTGAATTAAGGAAACGTTCGATAAAAAGTTGATTGCTGGATAGCTTTTTCCCGTAGAGAGCGATTTGCTTGGCCTCCAGAAAAAAGTCGTCGTCAGCCAGATTTGCCGCTTCAACGATTTTTCCCGCTGGCTTGGTTGGCTTGTGGATGGTTTTGATGTTTTCATGTTAATTTTATTTGGATTTGTCAGCAACAATGCATTGGGACATTACCAGCTCCGAGCCGTTGGATTGAAGCCTGACACCAAGCTTGTCAGCCAATTCCTCGCAGCGTTGCCATTGCCAGATTAAGAATGAGTCGTTCATATGGGTAAAATTTGCCTAGTTATCCCTTTCGGATGGTTTCGAGTTTGGCGAGTGATTCATTAAGTTTTTGCACACGCTCAAATCTCACGCGATGACTCCCTTTCTTGGCATCGCCCATCGCAACAACTAATTCTTTAGCCGCCTCGGCCACTTCTTTCAGCGCGGAGAATTGATTAACTGCTTCGACAATTAGATTGGCGTTGGCCTCCGTCTCAACAATAAAATCGTGACTTTTGTAATTTGGATATGGCATTACGCACTTTCCAGTGCTTGTCCATATCGCAGTATCGCCCGCAACCCAAGGACGCGGTGTTGTCTTATCATTTTCAGGTTTCATGGTTATTCCATCTCCTTTTTCAGCTTGGCGAGATTGGCGAGGGCTGTATCCAGTTTTTCAGCAGCTTCTTCGTAACGACCAAGCCTGTCATTGTGGGGGTTTATTGCGGATAAGTTTTCAGCCGATTCAACCACTGTCTCATGTGCCTCCAACAAATTTACGGCGCGGACAATCAAGGCGGCGAGAGCTTTGTTTGATTCAGTGTTGCCCTCAATTTCAAACAAAATTACTCCCCCTGAATCAACAATGTCTATCCCAAATGAATAGCTTTCAACTCTCCAAGGCAGCGGCGTTGCTTTATCGGTTGATGTGTTGTTGGTCATAGGGTTATTTGGTTTTTGGGGTTTTGAGCGCGTTCAAACAATTTGATGGAATGTGAATCAATCACTGGGAAAAGACTCATAAGGTCGGCGTCCGTCCAGCCAATGTTTGCAATGCTGAATTGTTTTTCACAGACATCATCCAAGGTTTTAAGAATGGCATCACGGATTTCCTCCTTAAAAATCTCGCGGCGTTCGTCAAATGTCGGCTGTCCGTCTTTGGCTGGCAATCCTACAGAACGCAAGAATGCCGCGTCTTTATCCATTGCCTGCCCAACCGTTAAGCCATCAGCCCGTTTAGTTTCTCTAGTTATGTTCATAATTTTCTCATTTCTCCGACACATACCACAGAACCGCCATGACTAGGAACAGCAGGACGATTAGTGTTTTGCCGATTAGGGTTAGGATTTTCATTTTAAATTTCGCTCCCGATTTGGGATTGGGGGTTATTTTTTAACCTTGTTTTCCGTCACCCATTTCTCACCAGAGCCTTTGACGGGTTTAATCAAAAGCTCCTCGCGTCCGTATGCGCGACGTGTTTTAACGACTTTGACTGGGAATGTTAAGATTTCATCGTCAGAGTATCTGGCTTTGTATGGTTTGACTTTTTTGTTCATATTTTTAATTTACTAACCGATTTGTTATTCTCGCTGAAAGACTAGCGGCAACTGTCACGCTCGCCGCCAGTGTTTTAGTTAGAATTTCATAATAATTTCCTTTAACTCTGGGGGCGGCTTTAGGCGGCTTCCCAAATCACTTTGCCGATACGCATTGCGCCGGTCTTATAATTGCGCGAGCCTTCAAATTTAACATCTTCCGTGCCGTCTGGATAAACCTGATACAGTTTCCCGGCTGCAATTTGTTCTGTGCGGGGTTTCATTTTACAGGTTCGCTGCAATCAGGTTCTGATTCTTCCGCGATGTTTCCCGCCGCACACCAGATAAGCCGAATAAAGTTTTCCTCATCGTTTTTAAGCTCCTCATCATCCCACGCACCGTATTCTGAAAGCTCATCACGAATCTTGTCAGGCGTCGGCTTGTTAGGAAAGTTGTCGCTCTCGATTTGCGCCCGCACACGGTCAACCCATGCTTTGCAATCAGCCTCGCAATCGCCCTGATGATGGCAGGCGTTAACGCATTCGCCAGACAAACGCATTTCAAAGTTGTTGAATAACGCCCAATAAAGTTTTTCCGGTTCAAGTTGAGTTTTCATAATTTTGGGGTGTCGATTTGTTTAGCGGGTTAAATGAAGTGCTTCTTTGTGGTTGTAGCAATCCGTGGTTACATGGACAAATGTTTCAGAAACACCCGCGCAAGCTAATAGCTGATTTGCAGCTTCAAAAGCCAGTTCCTCATCATCCGTGCCAGACATTGTCTTGCCGCGCATTTTCTTTTCAAGTGGGATTTTCATGCCCCAAAAGTTGTAGGAATGACAAGTGCCGGTGCATCGCTCGTAAACATATCCAACGCTATAAAATGGCCTTTGCGGAGTTGCTTCAATCTGCTTCATAAATTTTTATTGTTTAAGGTTGCGGGGTGGGGTGGTTAGGCATGAAGGGATTTGCGCACCGTCAAGAAAACACCACCAGCATTCGCGTAAATTTCATTGTTTGTTTTGGCGATGCTTTTGCGGAGCCGCTTGGCCTGATTAACTGAGCCGGTGAACTCGAATTTAGCCAGCAAGTGATTTGTGCCGTCAAGAAACATTGACCAAGCGTAGGTATGATTGACTTTCATGCCCACACTCTACCAGCCTGCCAAACAATGTAAAGAATTATTTTACATTATTTTGTTGCGTGTGAAATTGATTGGTGTAGTCTATGGGTGTCAGGAGCAATCAAGCCCTGATTAACAAAAGCGAATCAAATGAAAACCACCATTGAAATGTTTAAAGAGTCCATTGAGTCCATTCCATCCGATGTTTCCCATTACGATGTATTTTCATCGTGCGCCAAAGCCACAATGTCAAATCCCGACGCCAATGCGCGGCATGCTGGATACCGTCGCGCTTGGGCCTCAATGGAAGCGGCCAAAATGGCAAAGTTTAATCCTCAGTTTCGCGGAGAAATGCGCCAACGCTTTAATCTGTTTTATGCAGCCGCAAGACAGCGTTTTGCGGCTTTGCCGGTTCGGTGATTCGCTCCGGCGTTCGCGGGGAGGAGACTAACCTGCGAGCAAATTTAAACCAAAACATTAAAACGAGAATATGAACCCCAGCACGTTATTTGAAAACGAAACTTTGATTGTCCGGCACGATTGCTTTGCGGCGAACCTTATTGCTGATTGCGCCTTTGGTATCGCCCGCCTGCCTTGGAATGCCCGCAACATGCTTGCGAAGATTCAAACCAGCAGTTTCAGCGCGTTTGAATTGTCCGTTCAAATGTTGGGCGGAAAAGTTACCACGGGGAGGCCGTTATGAAGTGGGTTGTCTGGTGGTTTGAAACCGATTCTTTCAGCGGGAAAGTCACCCGCCATTACTGCGACTTCAAAGACGCCAAATCAGCCCGCAGGTTTGAGAAGTTAACAGCCTCACTAAGGGGCGTTCCACTTAACCGAAAACGAATTAAAGATTGCCCTTGGCATCATTCATTCGCCTAAATCCCTCACAATCCAACTCCCCGCCCTGCTGAAAAGTGGGGTGGGGAGGATTTGTTTACTCCTCAAATGATTTGCCGTTTAGCCAGTGCTTGCCTTTGTAGGCTGAGCCGGTGGAATTGCCGTTTGTTTTCTTCTCATACATGCCGGGCGTGAATGGCTGGGAATAGTTGTGGTTATGGGCATAGACCGGCGATGGATAAAGCGCGGACAACTTCAAAAACTCCTGCCGCGTTATCTGGTGGTTTGTCCGCGCCAGTTGCAAGGTTCGCCAGTCAACTATTTCAACGTGAGGCTTGGCAGGCCGGACAGGCTTAACCCTTGCGGCCTTGTTCCACTTTGGGGCGCGCTTAAACTTCTTACGCCGCTTGCTAATGCCATGCTCCCGCTCATGGCAGGCGCGGCAAAGCGTTATCAGGTCACTATGCTTGGCATCCTCAAAGCGCGTCTCATATCGCAGGTGATGGACTTGCAGACGCTTGCGACACGGACAGCGGGTGCATTGATAGCCGTCACGTTCAAGGACGGCGGTTCGCAGCTTGAACCAATGCGACGTGAGGAGATAGGCGCGGTAGAGACGCTGGCGGGGTGTCATTTTGCTTGGGTGATTCTGCAAATGGTTTTAAGCCTGCCATCTTGAATCAGGATGGCATAACCAAAGTCCATCGCCACGATGACGGCAAGCCGTTCGCCCTTGGTTAGCTCGCGTTCAAGCAAGCGTCTAAGGCGGTTAAAGACTCGGTGATGCGCCGTGGCGGTCATCGGCTTACCATAGCTAGTGACCTGCATCCTGACAAGGGTTTAAGTTTCAGTGTTTTAGGCTAAAAACGATAAACTACCTGATTAGTAGTTATTTGAACGCAAATGGCATTAAATCAGCCACTTACAAACTAGTAAAAGATTTTAATTGACCACCTAGCCGGATAACCCCCTTAATAAGCCCCGCTATCCATTGCCGCTAGGTTCACGCCAAAAAGCAATATCTCCGCAAGGCGTAAAGCGTCTATCTGTGGCCTGATTTAAACCGTTTTCTTTATGACTTGCGAGCCGGTTAACAACTGGATAAACAAACGCTCTGTGAGGCGGTTTAACGAGCAAGGCTTACCCAGTTTTTAACATTTCTTCAACCTTGGCTTTTTGAGAACAAGGGGATTTGCGGTCAGATTTTGAGTTAAGGCGACTTTTGGGCCACTCATTCAGTCGCAACTGGCACACTACAGGTTGTGGCTTGTGGTGTCGAAAACAGGCTCACTAAATGATAACATGGGCTAAATACCACAAGTGATGCAAAAGCCCAATGAATCGCTATCAGAGCAACTAAGTATAATTACACATTGTCAGTCTATTATTACCCCAAAACAGACAAGGCGGGGAGGCTGTTCCGGCCCCACCCGCCAGTGTCCGCCCATGAGCATTATGGCGGTTATCTCGATTCCTGTTTAATTTTATGATTTAATACATGCGCCACGTCTAAATCATGGTTCTGCGCTGATGGTGGTTAATTAACTGATGGGTGACGGCCTAATTTTAACACCCCTTGGCCTCCAGAACTCGATTTTGGGCATCCAAAAATAAAAAATAAGGTGTGGTTGCTCCCGCTTTTGTTTGGGTCTTAAATCGAATCCTAGAGAGTAATTATTAAGTTGACCATAGGGGCGTTGTTTTGTTTAATTTTTAAACATGAAGAAATGCACCACCTGTTTGATTCTCAAGCCGCTTGAAGAGTTCTATAAAAATCCAGAAGGCAGAGATGGAACCTATGCAAGGTGCAAGCCCTGTTTTCAGGCTTCGGTAAACGGAAGACATAAATCCAGAAGAGAGCTGGCTCTTAAAAAATTCAACAATCCAGACTCAACCGGCTTCTGTAAGAAGTGCAAAATTAAAAAACCAATTTCAGAGTTTAGGTTGAATGTTTCGGCTAAATCAGGCCACAGCAAACACTGCAAGTTGTGCCAGAAAGTTTCTTGGTCTGTTGGTCTTTTTGGAACTCCAATTCACGCAACCCAGCCAAGGATTAAAAAAAGAAAAATGTCCCGCGAGGACAAGGCTTATCTTGAGCGAGTCCGGCAAGAATACGGGGATGCAGTTTATGAGATTTATAAATCGGACAAGCGAGACAAGTCCACAAACTCCAAAGGTAGGCGCGAGCGGGTGTTTGCCAGATACTTTCTGGAGAATCACAACGCCAAAGTTAACAGCTTGGTGATTGGTCGAATCTTTCTGCTTAACAAGGTGTTTGGGTTTAATCTGCTTAACTTTGGGTGGCATTGCATGTCGTGTCGCATTGAAAGCAAAATCCCGCATTTTTTTGAACTAGACCATATTGAGCCGTTTTCAAGGGGTGGTTCTCATAATCTTGAAAATCTCCAGTGCTTGTGCCCAAACTGCCACAAAAGAAAAACATTAGGCATTGACGGAATTTCAACAAACCATAGATTCAAAATCGTAAACTCAGCCATGGAGCGTTGGTTTCAAGTCAAACACAAATCCAGCAGGCGGAAGCTAAAAAATAAAAATTTAGGCGATGTTCAAACACAAACCATACCAATGCAGCCTGACGCTGTGCGACCTGATTCGGGGCCGGTTGTATAACTGGCGGCGCGGCATCGACATAAACCCCGATTTCTATGTGTGCCTTCGGCATCCGATTCACTCCAACCATGCGCCGAAGAAAAAAGTCAGCAGGATGAAAAAACTTACGGCGAAATTCTGATTTAACGGCAGGTGGATGGCGGTGTCATTTTTAAACATGCCAAACCATATGCGATTCGCTTGCTCGTGCGAAACATGCCGGGATAACCGCCACCGGCCAATTAATAAAATTCTAACACGGCGGAAGCTTAAATCCTTTAAGCGAAAGTCCGAACTGCTTGCGAGGCTTGGGCGCGATGATGAGATTCCTGCCGTGGTTTCAAATTTGCCATACACAGATTAAAATTCTAATTGACACCACCGCGCCACATCTGGCACTCTCTTGGTGTTGATTGAGTGCGCTGGTCATTCAAGGCCTGTTGCAAAATGACATCTGGCCCCGCAATTAAATACGCCTGACGAAGCGAAAGCAGAAACTCGAAAGAGTCGCGTGGAGTTGCCCCAGCGGGGGAATAAATGGCGACCTAGACAGGCCATCGCAATCAATCAATTTTCGCCCCGTGTGAACAACGGGGTAAGCGAGGGGTCGGATGGAAAGCCACGGCCCTATTTATTTTACCAGCCATAGGCAGAAGCAATATTTCCGTCGGTGATTGCGAGCATCGTTAAGCCCGATGCACAGCGGTTGCGAATCTGCTGGCTGGACTCCGCTAATCGGGCTGGCTCGCAAACTTGATTTCGGGATAGACAGAAATGCGGTTTGAGTCGCACTCTTTACGCGCTGGAACGAATCGTGAAATCCCCGTCCAATTTTAACGACCGGCAGCAGGATGGCTGACACGGAATCCAGCGCGACACAATCAACAGCCAGCGCGCTGGTAAACGTGACTTTTGCTGGCTATTCATGGCCGGTCGTTTTTGAATTTATGATTGCCCAAGCCATTAAAGTTGAAACCCTGCGATTCTGCATGGAGCCGATGATTCCACCTGACTGGGTTGAAGTCTCCGAGCCTGAAATGGAAAAAGCTTTCAAGACTTTAGACCACCGGCAGAACTGTTTTGGGTTCTACTACGAGCGGCACAACTGCAAACAGTTCGCCATCCAGAAAGGTGGAAAGTGGCTTGGAAGCCCAAAGTATTTTAATCCGGCGTAAATTATGAATCCCAAACAACAACTCACAACCAAAGTCGTGACCCTTAAACGCGCCAAAGTCGAATCCAAAGGCCATCGCCAAGTGAAGGCCGCAGTCGCCAAGCATGGCTACAACGCGCTGTATGAAATGTTCAAGAATCTTGCGATTGAAACCATGAACAAGGGATTCAAATGAAACCCTACTCCCTAATCCTTTTCTACATCGCCTGCCTGCATTATCTGTTCAAGGCTTACAGCAGCCCGGCGATGACGCCGGAGGATGCGAACAAGATGATTATATCGGTGTGGGTTTTGGCCGGTGTCGTCACGCTGTTTGAAACTGTTGTGGCGTTCTGGAAATATCTGGAATATAAGCTTCTTGGTGATGAGAAAGGGAATGGGAATCCGTGAGAAAGATTCGGCTGCGTGGCAGGAAAATTCCAAGGGTTCTATTTCACTGGTCACCCCGTCGAAGGCTCGCCTCAATCCGCAGGGCCGGTCTTAAAATAAACCGCCTGTCGCTCCCGCGTGAATGGCGACCGCCGCATATCTGCCTTGCCGACTCTCCCGCGCGGGCATTGATGCTGTGCCCGCATATTCCAGTCGGAACGGTGATGGATTTGTACGAGGTGTTCCCGCGTCTGGATTATCGCGTGTATCGCTTCCACCAGCCACGCGGGTCAAATCTCATCCGTGAATACCGAATTTATAACAACATTCCCAAGAGTCGAATTTACCGCATCGCATCCCGACGACAGACAAAACAGCGCATCCCAACTGTGTAAATCCCCCCCCCCCCCCTCTTCCCCTCCCAAAAAAAAACAAAATTAAAATAATTC